AGTTCTTGATCCAACGCTCAGTTTTGCAATCGTATTGTCAGCAGCAGCAGTGAGTTTGCCGGTCATCGTGCCGCCAGAAGTTTGCACCGCTCCCGTGATGCGCGAATCGTCACCTGCTGCTACCGTGTTTGCAGTCGTCCCAATGCTCTTGGTTGCGGCATCACCAAGACCCAAATTGGTTCGCATGCCGGCCTGATCCACAGACCGCATGAACGTGTCAACGCTATTAGTTACTGGTACGTCAGGCATATACTAGGGTACAATGTATCGGAAACCGTCTGGTGTGCGGAAGAAAAACCCGTCAAAAGTCTTGTAGTAATGAATCACCGCCGGTGTTGATGAACCGCCCTTTAAAACAACCTGCGAGGTTGCTGCTATGGATATTTCGATTTCCATTAGTCGTTGAACAAGCGGACAATCTGCGTTGCCGATGTGTTGGTATTCAAAACTCTAATTACTTTCACCGGGAAAAACCCGGCCGGTGCTCCGTGAAAAGTAACGACATCTCCCCCTGCAGTCATAACTCTGATGTTCCCTGATCCGCCAATGTACAGCGTCGATGGAGCAAACTGAGTTGTGTCGTTTGGCACTACATCCACAGCACGGGTAGGCTGAGTAACCGTGTCGCGGATTACGGAGTTTACTCCGTCATTGATTGCTGCGGGATTCGTGTTTGCCATATGTCTACTAGGATATCGCTCTGCTGAGCATGCTTTCTCGAGTTGTGTCAGCTTCTGAGAGCAACTTCGCTCCTTGCGCTGCCTGAGTCAAATTATCAACCATCTGTTGTCTCTGCGCGGCTATTGCACGCTGCTTCCGAATCTCAGCCACAACCTCGTCGGGACGCACAACCTTCTGTGGCACTCCGAGCATGTCTCCATATTCGTCTACCACTTGGTCCATGTCGATTTTGTCGAGAATCTCAGGGTACGCCTGCGCTAAATTTCCTGCGAATCCGACAAACCGCTCAATGCCTGCTGTGGCAACTAGCTTCTGCGCCTGAGCCATGATGCTCACGTACTCAACTTTCAGTTCCTGTCCTGCAATGTCCGGTGGCGCAGGCGGAATCAATCCTCTGCGCAGCATCATTGCGAACGTCCGGTCAATCAGCGGATCCAGCAAATCCTCATTCTGGCGCTCAAGCACCGGACCAAGCATCAGCAACTTCTCTTCATGCCTCTCCTCAATCTCGCGTGCTGTAATCTGCCTCCGGTCACTGTTTGCCAGCATCAAAAACAAGTCTTCGTAGAAGCATTTCTTCACTCTCTGCGAAGTTTCCTGAATCAAAACCTGCAACTCCCCAAGCGGCATCTTTACTTCGTGAGCCGGCTTAAACCCGGCCTGCCCTTGATTGCCGTCAACGTAGGTGATGTCCCCGGGGAGAAGCGAAGCCTTTTGGTTTCTCAACGACATAGGAGCCGTCATTGGAGGATTCACCATCTTGTCGATCGACTGGATCATCCTCCGTTGCATCGCTTGGAGTTGCTTGATATCCCCAAGCGCATCCATCCCCGGGGACATCCCGTAGACGTCTTCCCCGGTGACCGACCACCGAGGAGCCATGATTGGAAACTCATCAAATCCACTCTCGCTCAACATCCCCTCATCTTCTTCTGCACCAACCTCCCAATAAACAGATGCGTACTTCTTGAATTTTGCCAGCAACTTGCCCTCGTTGTAATCCTCGTTTGGCATCACAAGTTGCGCCACATCAATCCATTCCTCGTAATTGCCGTTGTCCCACAAGTCTCGAGTCCGCTTGGTGACGTTGTCCTTCCCAAACTGCTGAACCAGTTGCCGAACTGTCATACTGTACTCGCGCATGAACGTGTCAATTGACAGTCTGGCGTTTTGTGACAGGCAGTATTGCCCGATTGGGAATGTGTGGCATCTGATTACATCAGCATCGTCTTCAAGCACTGCCATTGCCGCAGTGCCAAACACGCCCTCATCGCCGTAAAGCAGCGGTAAAGCGTTGTACAAGTTAGATTTAAGGAAGATTGTCCGCATCCGTCGCGTGACATCGTCCAACCACATCTTTACCGGACCGAACTCAGAAAGTTCAGGGTCTGGCGTTGAAAGCATGAACCATGGTCGGGCCGGCGAAGTAAGCCCCGACATCATCCCTGCCTGCAAGTTGCGTGATGCCAGCGTTGCCGTCGAATCGATGATCTTCTGGTTTTTTCGGTCGCCCCTGTTTCTTTCTGACAGAGTAAATCGAGACCGGCGAGGTAACACGTAATCCGACAAATCTCGCCAATGCGGCATAAATGACTCTCGCTCACGCCTTAATGCGTTGCGCATCCGCTCGAGTTTTTGTCGTTTTGTCTCCATGCTATTCCCCTAACAGAGTTCCTCTACGGCGCTGCTCTTCCATAAGCCCCAGCATTTCTTCCTCCTGCGAATTGCTGCCAATCATAGTGCGAGATTCAGTTGGATTTGATGAGTATTGGCCTCGCTCAAATGCTTGCCCTTGTCTTAAGCTGTACTTGTCTGGAACTCTGCTCTGCTCAAATTGATCAGACGTTAGCATCGATTCGTCTCTTCGTCCTTCGTTTTGCTTTCTGGCTACTTGGCCTGACGACGGACCCATCATAAGCATTCCAACTCCTCGGATTGCAACGGACAAAGGGTTGTATAGGACAAGAGTCTTGGCTACTTGCTCGAAAACTTCAGTAACCGGCCGAACGACCTTTTTGACCGCTTTGAACCCTTTACTAAGCCAACTCATTTTACGAACCTAAAAGAGACCCTCGGTTCCGCTGCTGCTGACCTTCGTCAAGCGTCATGCCCCCACCACCAAGCAAACCGGAAATCAAATCTGTGCCTCCTGCCCCAACTCCAATCTGATCGGATCTCCCGTATGATGCCATGGCTGCCCTTTCCTGACGATTAGAAGAGCGAATAGCTTCGCCTTGAATTTTCTCTTCACTCATTCGCATCTCCTCGTTTGCCAGTTTCTTCTGCTGGTCCATTTGACGCTGAGCCTGCTTTTGCTGCTGCTTCTGTCCGTAAAGGGACGTTCCAGCAGTAATGAGAGATCCGACGATGATTGCAGTTGCTACCCAAGCCATAAATTAAGTCAGTTGGTGTGACGCTTCCCACTCCAAGTAGGTTGGTGATTTAATGATGAAGCGCTTTTCAATATCTTCGACTTCCGTGCTTTCGCTTGCAATCACATTTATCCACGTCAGGTCTTCAAGAACGTACCCCAACTTGCGTGACCCCGCTTCACTTTTGAACACGCACGGCCCCTGAACATCAACCATCCTGCCATCCATCAGCACCCGCATCCTCCCTTTCAGGATGATGTTGAAGCAAGACTCCCCGTGCTTATGCCCGAGCACCAGTGAACCCGCCGGCGCTTGCATCTCTCGCAGGTAAACGCCACTGCAGAACTGGTGCGAGATCTGGATGCTCGGAACTAACTCCTGTTCCGTGTTTGCCAAAAGCGCTTTCTCAATCGCTTCGTAATCCACAACACCAGATTCAGGGTCAACCGAACGTCCAATCTGGTCCAAGACCGATAGCACGAAGTCAGCAAACTCGGGGCGTTCCTTTATATCTATCTCAGTGTCAGGCGAATGGGTCATATTCGGTGTGGGCTTTATCGGTGTGCATGGAAATCAGGGCGGCCGGTCCTCTTGTCGCTGGAACAGGATGGGCAAACGTGAGCGCCAGTGCGTCGGCTAGGTCAGGGCTGGACATTCCGCGCTTTCTCATGTCGTCCTTGCTCTCCAACTCAAGTTTGCCTGCAGCATTGGCGTAGCTGTACGTCGGTCCGCACAAATCAATCTTCAACTCGGTGATATCTGGAATGGAAGCGCCTGCCTTCAGCCATTCAGCCATGTCCCACCACATTTCCGCCCTCTTGTTCTGGAACGTCGGCTTGTTCGGCTTGCCTCCAAAATCCACGGGGATTGGAGAGAACCCAAGTTGACGCAACCGATCGATGACGCCCTCGCCTCGGCCGGCATCAATGAACACTGCGTCCGGTTTCCACTCGACCCAATGCTCTGCCACTTTCCCCGCAAGCGTCATGTTATCAATCATCGTGTACGTTTGCGGTGAATGCGCCACAAGTCCCTGCCTGCCAAAGATAACCGACCTGTCTCCGCCGTATCGAGCGACGTCAACGCCGAGGATGCGTGGGGCGTGCTCGTAATCCTGCTCGGAGATGTGTTTTCCAGAGCATTCATGCGCTATGTCGATGGTAATCAATTGATTATCGCTACTGGCATCAAAGTCGCATAGCATTTCCTGACGGAATTGGTTCTCCGTCATGGTTTTCCGCATTAGCTCAATCTCCTCGGGCTTGATGCATCCAGTGTCGCGGTAGGTGTAGAGTCTTGTGTACCAGTCGGGGTCTTTCCGCGCCTTGTGGTACACCTCGGAGAACAGGTTCGGACCCTTGGGTGTACCGATGAACAATGCCCATCCGTTCCGGTCCGCCAGTGCAGGCCGAATGATCTGGCCCCACACCTCCGGTTTCATATCGGCGACTTCATCAATCACGATGCCATCGATGTAGAGGCCGCGCAGAGCGTCGGGGTTGTCCGCCCCGTACACCGAGATGCGTGCCCCGTTGGGTAGCTCACCCCACAACTCACCTTCGTTGATCTTCACCTCGGGGATCTTCTGCAGTTGCGGCTTGAGGTACGGACCCCAAGCCACTGCCTTGGCCTGCTTTAGGAACGGTGCGAGGTACACGTACCGTGCCATGGGCTTAGTGGTGATGCCTGCAGCATCCAACAGGGTCACGCCTGCCATCACGGTCTTGCCGGCACGCCGATGGCACACCAACACGCTGAACCGCTTGAGACCCATATGGCACTCGACCTGCCATGCCCTCGGGTGATACCCGATATCCGCCTCGATTTCAGGCATTTGACTCCTCAATGTAGAGCGGCGTTTGCAGGCCAACGTGGGATCCTGCGATGTTGTACTCGTAGTATTCCAGCGCCTCATCCGCCCCCATCCCGTTGTCCTGCAGCATCTTGAGGATACGTTGGACCGAGTACACCGCGACCGGCACTGCACCAACCATGGTCCAACCCATGTAGGCATCATCCAGACCGTCTGCCAGCACCAACTCAATGCCTTGTCGCTCAAGCGATTCTGCCAATTCTGCTCTGTTCATAATGTGTTGAGATTATGTCGCAAAAACCTGGTTCGCAACCCGCTACAGTTCCCCGTTTACCACTCGCAGCACCCCGAGTTGTTCAGGGCTTGCCGGCACTCGGGTGATCAGGCGGATGACGGTGGGGCCGCCTGCGCCGGCTGCCTCGCCGGCCGGCTCCTTCTCTTGTGGCACAATCTTACCGAGCAGCGCGCAGAAGGTGCGTGGGTCCGAGGTAGCCAGCGCCTCGAGGTACTTGACCCCACCAACCTTCCGGAACGCCCGAGCCAACGCCTTCTTAATCTCGCCGGTGATGCGGTTGGGAACGCCTTTCGGCCTGCCCCGCCTCTTAGCCGGCTCTTCCTGCCCCGCCTTTTTGGTCACCTTCTTTTTCATGTTTCACCACTCCCCGTAAAGCACCACTCCATTTCCGTGGAAATCAACCACTTCCACGGCCGTGATATCCTCCCGCATCCTGAGTACTGCCAATGCCAACTCATCTGCAGTCCACTGACCATGCCTGACCAAATGTGCCTCGATTTTGGTCCTCAAATCAGCCACAAACTCCTCTCTCGAGCACACTTGAGCATCCAGCCTCGACCACACTCGCATGGCAGATCCATTGCTGGATGTGAACTTGGTCATGGCCTCTACAAAAACCGGCGCTCTTTCAGGATTTTCCATATGACACACTCTGCCAGACGTTGCAAAACGGTCAACTTGTGATGCTTCTTTTGGACAAGCATCACACATCCATCACAACGTAACATCCTCAGCCTCAGCATTGTGATGCTTGTGATGCTTCTTTTTCGTTTTTTAAACACTTTCCGCAAACTCCCCGCACAACCCCCTCTCTCCCTGCCATCTACCACTATTCCCACTACTTTTTACCAAAAGAAGCATCACAAGCATCACAAGCATCACAAGCCTCATCCTCAACGACTTGGGTGTGATGGTAGTCCCCAAAAAGAAGCATCACACATCCATCACACTCAAAATCCAGCACTCAGACTCCCCGCATCTCTGTCTCCCCCTGCTACTTATGCGCAAACATCACTCCCGCACTCACTTCCACGCTTTTTCCAAACCACAAAAATCACCCATTCTCAGCTAAGTAGCACTGCCCCTGCAATTTGCGTTATGACAAAGATTTCCATTGCAACCCATTCTAACCCATGCGAGGATGCAGGCTCAGTGTTAGTTAAATCAAAAATCAAAAATCAAAAATCATGAGCACCACATCCATCAAACTCACCACTGCCTCGGCTGCCCGTAGCCAGTACCTCGAAACACTCAAGAGCGGCACTCCCGCCGACCAACACTATGCCGAGAGGGCGCTGACTTGGGCATTCAGAGACGTTCCGTTCCTCAAACGCGACCATCAGTTTGCGTTGACGTTCAAAGACCAAGACCACCGTCAGGGAGTGCACACAATCGGCATTGGGCGATTTTCGTCACTGGAAACGGCCGTTTATGTTGCCGGACTCGATCTCAGCTACAACCGTCCGTTGGCGCAGGAGGAGATCCGCCGAATCGAACGGGATCCTCGGGTTGGTTTTGCTGGCGCACTCGTCGACGACGACAACACGGTGTACACCCTGCACAATTTCGGTCGGCATGGCCGCACCCTAAACGTGTTTGACCCGTTCTGCTCCGTTCTTGATGACCGTCCGCTCAAACTGATCGCACTCAATCACACCAACCTCCAACTCATCTACGTTGGCACATTCCCCCGCAAATTCCGCGACTCGTTAAACCAGATCACAAACAAGCACTTAGGTGCTGAAGTAGAACTGTTTATCGCATAGCACCTCACGGGGCCCCTCGGGGCCCCACACCACAAACCAAACAAACCAACACCATGAACACGCAAAACATAACGGACTTTCGGCACACCCCCACTGGCCCCGTCGCCCGAGTCGATGGGATCTGGCACTCGGTCAACGGACTCTACTGCGTTCAAGAGATCCGCTACCCTCTGTCACAACGGGAAATTGACAACCTCCACGCAGAGGAAAGTCGCACTCCCGACCCCGTCGAATTGAATCAGGTCGTTTTCTGGCATGAACAAACGGCCCGAGTGCTGGCGCTGACCGAGGATTTTGCGACTCTCCGGTTGGATGACGGCACTACCAAGAGCGTAAGCCGTAAACACGTGTTTGCGAGCGCTGAGCGAGCACAACGGTACTCACTCCGGTCGAGGGAGAGCGTCACCCCCCTCCGACTCGATCAGGTTGTGTTCTGGCGCAATGCGTTCGGGCTTACGAATTCCGGTAGGGTTGAGGAGTTCGATGACACATTCGTGACGGTGCGGCTCCCTGAAGACGAGGAGAACCGTCACGCCGAACCCACAATCACCCTCAGTCGGGCAGTAGTCTCAACGACCCGCCACTAATCCCATGAAATACCGATTGAACATTGCACGGGACGTTGACCGTGACGGGTGGGACGAGGATGGCGGATACATCCTCAACACCCCCCACGGGTACTGCATCGATGCAGGTGACAGAGAACACGTGCGGGGGTTTGACACTCTCGCTGAGCTGAAAGCGTTTGTGCGTGCAGGGGGTGTTATCCCCTGCACCTGCGCGGACTGCAACACCAACAACACCAACAACACCAACAACACCAACAACACCAACAACATATGAAAACCCGACAAATAACCATGACAGTCATCAACCTCAGCGACCTCGTAGCACTCGTACCTGACGTGCAGGAGATCGCAGACCTGTACGCACCCCCTGACGACCTCGACTTTTTCGCTGACAACGGACGTTTGGGGCAATACCCCCACCAGTACTGGTCGCAGAGTCTGCACCTAGCACCACTGGAGGACGTTGCAAGTTACTTGACCCCTGAGCAGGCCGCCTCCCTCTGGAGCAAGGTACAGGGCACCCCCGAGGATCTGTACGTCCTCTTGACAGCATAAACACCCAACCCAAACCCAAACACAAACACACCATGAACGCACCGTCCATACAACGACTACAGGCCGACCTCGGCCTGACCACTCAGCAGGCAAAGCTAGTCCGCGCCTTGATTCGCAAAGAGGTAAAAACGTGGGACGAAACCCTGTTTCCAGCCACAAGCGCTTGGCTCAAAACGTGTTATCACCGACCCTCCTACCCTGACAGACTGCTGTCAGCGCTCAACGAGGTGATCGGCGGTGACGGGGTCGAAGCCATTGAGGGGCGGGAGTTTAACCAACCCTCGGCGCTATACGTCAACACGGGAGACGCATACTCGCCGACACTGCTCTACTGCTACCGCTCAAACACGGTCAGGCTCACAACGTTGGGGGACTACGCTGAAAGACTCTAGCGGGTTCCCGTCTGCGCCTCTCCACAAAGGGAGGGGTGCAGCAGGGAACCCACGGGGTTCCGAGTTATGACACATAAACCCATTGCACCCCACGACGGTACATGGTATTGTGCAGGCTCAGTGTTAGTTAATTCAAAATCCAAAATCCAACGCCATGAAAACCACACCCATCAAACCCGTAGACGCAACCGCACTCGACCTGCAACGGTTCGCACTGGCAGTGCTCGAAACGATCTGCGACTCACAAAACGTAGGTCACAACCATGCTCAACACCCGTTTGTCGAGCGGGAGAGGTCGTTTGACGAGATTGTGCGACTCGCAAACAACCTGCTCAAACTCAACCCCGAAAACGGACTCCTGTCCCGCACTGCATCAGTCGAGGACGTTGCTCTGGTGCATGATTGCGCCGAGGCGCGTGAGTCGGCCGAGTCCGAGACCCGTCGACGTGAGGTCAACGAGTGGGGCAACCCTCGCAACCCGTCGCGCATCGTGTTTCGCAACGGATTCTACTGGGTGTTGGGACTGGCGTTCGACAACGACGAATACAACTCGGGCGCATGGCTAGCCACTCATGACCGAGGCTACGCATCCCTCCAAGATGCGCTCGACCATGCCGCATGCCGTCGCGTTGCACGTGACCTTGCCGCCGTATCAGGTGCCCTTAATGAGGTGCTGTCAGGGGCAAACGCAGTCCCCCAAGCGTCCCGCAAACACCGCGCAGTCTAACCCCCACAAACCAAACCACAAACTAACCAAACCCATGAACCTAAAAGAGATCATCACTAAAGTGCTGGAGAACCCTCAAAGCGAACTCATCCTCACCGAGGATGGGTTCGATTGGGCCCCGAAAAGCAACAATTGGGCAACCGAATACCTGTCCCTCCTAGACCGTGAAGGGATGTTGCAGGCGACCCCCACGGGTGAACCTGACGCAGAAGGACTGGCAGAGTGGGTACGCGACAATGTCGGGGACTGGTTGCGTGCCGAAGTCAACGCAACCGAGGATTACGACCGAGACCGCATAGCGTTCCTAGCACGTCTTTTCGCCGCAATCTAAACCCCAAACCATCCAACCCCATGAAACCCACACCTCAAACAATCGCGGCCGCCAGCATCCTCCTCGCCTGCGTCGATGCTCTGGCACTGGCAACCCTCGACCTCGAATTATGGGAGGCGCTCTCGATCGGAGCGCTCTTGATCACCAGTTACGCACTCGGGTTGCGAGTGGGGCTGAGCAACGATACCGAACTATGACACTCATGCCCATTGCGCCCCACGGCCGCTCACGGTACATTGCTCACCCCATGACATACAGCATCACAATCAATGGTCGGCCGACGGACATAGTGTTCCGGTCTAAACGTCGAGCGGTGCAGGCCGCACTTGCCCTCGCCAAAAGCGAGGGTGGGGTCACCGAGTTCGCCGAATACAGTGCTGGTCTCGGTGCGTGGGTTTGCTCGCCCGAGAACCAGTACAACGTCCGTCGCCGCACCACCTGAGTTCCCGTCTGCGCCTCTCCACGGGGAGGGGCGCAGCAGGGAGGGCAGATCCTCCATCAAACACAAACAAACCAAAAACATATGAGCAACAACGCAAACGAAATAAAACACGCAGTCGCAGTGTTCTGCAAATACCTCGGGCCGACAAATACACGGGGGGCACGGGTCAAACTGACACTCCCCGCATACGGAGTTTCCAAGGTGATCCCCTACTCCTACGAGCACTCGGGGTACACGCAAACCGCGATTGCATTCCTGCGGGGGTGGGCGATCCAGCCCGAGTATGACGTCGAGGGGGAGACGGGGTCAGTGCTGATCATCAACCCGCTCGACTACGCACTGCTGAGGACGGCATTCGCAATCCCCGAGGTGCTGCGCACTCCCGTTAAATAACCACACACCACACCCACACACTATGGATAACCTTGAATACAGACGCGACGTCATAGCATACCAAGTCTTTTTGCGGGGTTCTTTCTCCGACTGGACTTCGGATCACCCTACCGAGGCGCAGGCCATTGCGGCCGCGCATAAGTTGCGCGAAACCCTCAAACCCCGAGGCGACGACTACCGACTCATTGAGATTCGACGAGTCGTTGAAGAGTACTCCGTTTTACCCGAATAAACACCATGAATACTACCCAAGCAACGTGGGATTACGAATTTACCGACACTTTCGGCGACCAACCCAACTTCAGTTGGGTTGCCCGAGGATCCGTTGTGGGCACCCGAGAGGAGGCATTGCGCGAGGTATTCTCGCGCATAAAGATGCACCGTTGGGAGGCAGCAATCGTGGATCGGTCTGACGTCACCGAGTACTGGTTCCCCCAATTCAACTGCGTCTTATTCTTTTACGAACAGGAGGTGTTGCAATGACTCGTCAACGCACCATTCGACTGACCGTCGTAGAGGACGTCGATGCAGGCTACGTCTGCTGGCATGCGCCGAAACAGAAACTCGACGAGTACCATCTGTTAATGGCGGATGCCCTCCGACTCAAGTTCGACGTCAACGGCCCACAACCACTACGACTAAAGGCAACGGATACGCTCGACGAACTGAACCGGAGGATCGAAACCGTCGCCGCACAAAACCGGACGAAGGTCACTCGCACCTCAAAGACCGAGTGGTTCTTGACGTCAAGAATCGTCACCAGAAAGCGTCACCGATTCCCAACGCCTGCAGGTGACGGGGTCAAGTGGGGCCCGTCGAACTTCTACCCCCAAGTCTGGCGCGACCTCGTCACGGCGATTAGGTCGGGGCTGGACTTTTCCACGGGTTGGATGGGCGCGAAAAAGGAGGCACTGTCAGTGCGCATTAGCCGAGAGAACGGCCGGTTCCTGTTTGAAGTGTCGACCTGCCTAGGGGCCGACGAGGATGGCGAGGGGGGTGGTCTTGGCAAAGCGGCGTTTTCCCTACACCGCAAACTGCCAATCGACGAGATTGAGCGTCGACTGGATCGGGCAGGGTTTAAAGCGTGGGCGGCCGCAAAGGAGGACTTGCGGCGCAACCTGCCAGAGGACTCGACCATCGACCCTCGGGACGCATGAGTGCTCCTGTCTGCGCCTCCGGAGCATCCGCCAGAGGCGCAGCAGGGAGCAGTTACGCTCCTGACAAACACACCCAAACAGCAAAACCATACACTCAATATGACGGAAGACAAACTCCAAAACATCGTAAACCGATTGCGTCGGGCGCGGATAAGCGGCGCCGAGATGGCGTTCGGCGACTACAAAACCTTGCTGCTCAAAACAGGGCACACCTGCGCAGAGACGGGGGATGACGAGCCGTTCGGTCCGCTCGTGAACCTGCTCACGGCACAACTGCTGTACGCACTGCTCGCAGCATACGACCCAAAAACCACTCCCCCACTGCCCCCTGCGCTCGAGTACTTCACGCAGTCAATCCTGCGCACATACGACTACTCGTCCGGAGGAGCAGAGCGTTGGTCAGCGTGGGGCGACGACGATAATCTGGATCTGACTGCCATTCACAAGGTCCATTGCGCAGTGTGCGGTCGTCAGCACCACAAACACGATTTGTCCGAGCACATTCTCTGCACCGAGATCGGGGGGCTATTTGTGCAGACCATCGTGGTCCCAATCCTCGGGACTCCGCCAGAGCACACCCCGCCCGATTTGTTCGACGAGGTGAGGGAGGTTTGGACCATGTTTCTGGAAGCGAACAAGGCCTACCCGAGGCGTCAGCTAACGAGTCGCGAAAAGCACCAGTGGTCGTGAAACGTAAAACGAACAAACGTCCGCCGAGACCGAGGCGGGACCGAGCGGACAGGGAGGAGATGATTGACCGTCTTGCATGGGCCATGCTCGATAGAGCGTGCGACCCTGCGAGTCGGGATGTGGCACTGGTCACGGTCACTTGTCACCCCGATATCGACGAAGACGGGTGGGAGGAGGATCTGGCGCTCAACCCGAGGAAACTAGCAGCACTCGCCGGCACGTATGGACGTCCCTGAGTCGCCAGCATACCGGATCCAGCACCGAGAGACAGGTATGTACCTGTTGCGGGAGTGGGGTGATGAGTGGGCGCTGGACCGGTCGAGAGATTGGTGGGTGCGCAATCTCAGCGACTCGTCCCGCCTCAGTCTCGACGAGGCGAGGAGGCTTGCCGTTGAGTTGAGGCTGAACCCGAACCAATACAAAATCTGCAGGCGCTAGTCTGCTGCAGAAACAATAAGCCCCGATCAGGATTAACCCGATCGGGGCTTTTCTTTGTTGGGGCTACCCTTTTGGCGGGGGCTGCCCTTTGGCAACCGTCTTGAGCCACTGGACGATGTCCTCCTCGTCGTACTTTACGAGGTTCCCGTACTTCATGTAGGGAGGACCGTATTTGTTGGTCCTCCAGTTCTCGAGCGTCCCCGACGAGATGCCCAAGAACTCGGCCGCCTGCTTGGATGAGAGAAGCTTCATGCGAAGGGTACGTCGTCCTCGTTAATCTCAGCAGGCGCGGCCGGCGCGGCCGCCTTAACGGCCTTGGCAACCTTCGCCGGCACTGCAGTGGACAGTCGAGCCTTAGCATCCTCCTTGGCTTTAAGCACCGACCCAAACTCAGCGTGAGTTGAGTGGGCCATGGCACTGGTCCAGATCCCCTTCAGCGAATCCAGATCCTTTGCCTCGGAGATGGATTGGATTAGGGCAGGGATATCAACCTGCGCGGCCGGTTTCGTGGATGGTTTTGCTGCCATGGGTCCACGACCAACAGCAGACTCCCCATCGTCGTCATCCTGCGTGATGCCAACGAGTGCGGTCAGTCCGTACCTCCGCCCGTAGGTGATCGCCGACCCGACTCCCTGAGCGTTCTGCGTGCCAACCGGAATCCAAACGCTGGACTGAATCCACTCACCCGATTCATGCATGAGGGTCGTCACGACCCCGACCGCTTTCGGGCCGCTCCATTGCGGTCCGAGGTGCTCATGGGCATTAGGCTCAAGCACCCCCTGCACAACTGAGAGTCCGTTAGCGGACAATGGATCACGGATGGCATCCCAAATCGACGCCAAATCTGCGTACTTGTTGCGGAAATGCGGGTTCACCGAGTCCTTCGACGCGGCTTTAAACTTCCCCTGCGCCTTGGATAGAGCGCCGGCCAATTTTGCTATGGTGTCACTTGTTCTCATATGGTTTTTGCTTTCTTTGTGTTTACGCGGAACCCCCTATATGCAGCACGTACGTGCTCGGGGACTACTTTTTCCTCAATGGTTCCAGCGGATATGCTCCAGCCGGCCCCAATGACTTTTTCGGCGCTTCCGATATGCGCCAAAATCTGATTGCGAGTGCCTTCCTTAAGCGCCTCAAGGCTCTTAATCTCATTGCTCAAATGCCGGTACTGAGTGACGAGGTCGTCGAGTTCGGCCGAGTTGTCGGTCACTACGGAACCGGTCACGACGGTCGAGTGCAGTTTGCGCAGTGCCTTGGAGTCGGCAATCCAGTCGGGCGCAGGCGCATTGCCGGCGGCCTGACTCGTCCAGAACGCAGTCACCGCTTCGGCAATCGACGCATGGATGGTCGCGTCCGCTTTGCGAGTGATGATTTTTGGGTCGTTGCCTCCGACCAGCGCAACGATTGCACCCCAACTCCTGCCAGAAGTCATCAACTGCGCCTGCAACTGCAGTTCAATGTGCGCAGGGGCGGACAGCACTCCGTCGTCGCTCGTCCAGTTGTCGCGGAACTGCAGTCCGTCCACGTTTTTAACCTCGAGCACGGCTGGACCGTCGGGGTGCGATAGGATCTCGAAATCGAAACTCGCACCAAGCCTGAGTGCAGGCAGGCGTGAGTAAACATTGCGCCGGCGGACAGTCCAGCCCTCATCCTCGGCAACTCCCACTGCAATCGCGTCTTGCAGGCGAGTGCCCCACTTGATTCTGGTCGTCTCCTCGAAGTCCTCAACATACTCAGGGCGCTTGCTCTGCCAAAGGCCAAAGGCCGTTTTGTAAGGGCTAAGCCCAAACAGTGCAGCAACATCCGTCGATGTGATGTCACGTTTCCTCAGTTCCAGCCACTCTTCAGTGCTTGTGGGGGTGATGTGTTCATGTTTATGCATACCCCACCATGTAACCGTGGGTCTGCGTGGGGCGCAAGGCTTTTCTGTGGGCCAATAAGGCGTTGACCTTGTTTGGTTTGTTGACGTATGGTCAACGAATGTCCAGCGAATCTCAAAATCTTCCCTCTCGTTCACCCGCTGAATGGGTGACCCACCGTTTTGGGGGAGTTCGTAAGTTGGCAAAAGCCATTAACATCTCGCCGGCGGCCGTTTCCAGATGGAAAAGACGGCAAGGGTACATCCCCAAGAAAAGAGAACAGGCAATCCTCGTCGCGGCCGAACTGCGCGGGTTAAACCTGAAGTACGAAGAAGTCCTGTTCGGCGAATACACTAGCAAACTCAAATGCCCTCGGAAAAACTGCAACTGCGTGAGTATCAGCAAGATCTCCTAGCACGTACAAAGAAGCAACTGGCAAAAGACCGTTGTACCCTGATGGTGCTGCCAACCGGCGGGGGCAAAACCGTCATCTTCTGTTACATGATTGCACGTGCGGCTGAGCGCCAGAAGAGAACACTGGTCCTCGTCCATCGTCAGGAGTTACTCCAACAAGTCAGCGACACTCTGACTCGGTTCGGGGTCGAGCACCAGAAGTGCGCACCAAACGAGAAGGTCGCTGCCAATGCACTGGTCACAGTCGCATCCGTCTTTTCAGCCGTGAGGAGGCTGGATTCATTGCCGGCTCCTGATCTTGTGGTCATTGACGAGGCGCATCACTGCGTCAAATCCTCAACGTGGGGTGCTGTTTTGGAGTGGGCTAAAGGCGCGTACTGCGTCGGTGTTACCGCAACCCCACAGCGACTATCTGGCGAGGGGATGCGCGAGTGCTTCAGCGCCATGGTTCAGGGGCCGACAACAGCAGAACTGATGGAGCAGGGTCACCTGTGCGACTACAAATACTTTCGCCCACCCGGTTTCACGGTTGATGGCATCCGCACAACTGCTGGCGACTTCAACTCGGAGGATGCCGTGCGTAAGGTCAACACTGCAGCAATCAGTGGTTGCGCAGTCAGTCATTACGAGCAGCACGCCAATGGCAAAAGGGCAGTCGTCTTCTGCATCACCGTTGGTCACGCTAACGACATGGCAAACAGGTTTTTAGAGCGTGGTCATCGAGCGAAAGTTTTAAATGCCAACACTCCAAAAGCCGAACGAGTCGATATCGTAAGACAGTTCAATGACAACGAGATACAAATCCTCTGTTCCTGCAATGTGATCTCCGAGGGGTTTGACCTGCCAGCAATCGAATGCGCCATTCTGCTGCGCCCAACGAAATCGGTTTCAATGTATCTGCAGCAGGTTGGCCGCGCCCTTCGGACCGCACCAAATAAGCAGCACGCTGTGATTTTGGATCACGTTGGCAACGTGGATAGGCATGGGTTGCCGTGTGACGACCGTGACTGGTCGCTCGACGGACGAAAGAAGAAGAAATCACAGACCGGCGAGGCAGCCATTGCTACTCGAGTCTGCTCAAGTTGCTTTGCCGTGAATCGGGCCACTGCAGATACGTGCGTGGTGTGCGGATTCACGTTGGTGAAGTCGCGCAGTCTGAAGATTGATGAGTCGTCCAAATTGGTCGAGATGCGCCGAGGGAACTTCAGGCCGGCGAGAATTGACCGGCTCAGAGAACAGAGAGAAGCAACAACTTTACCTGCCCTGATTGCCTTAGCAAAAAGGCGCGGGTACAAGTGGCCGGTAGCGTGGGCCACTCACATAATGAAAGCACGCTACACAAGCAGCAAGTAACTGAACAGCAAAAACATGAACAAGGAATACAAGGTATCAATAAGAGTCGGGGAATACACTAACAAGCAGGGAGAAACGAAGGGTAAGTACCTCGAGATTGGCGAAATACGAGTCGGAGAGAAGGGTCCGTATTTTGTTTGGAAATCGCACACCATCCCCATGGAAATCCAGTATCTGGCGAATAAGGAGCGCAAGGCCGATATCCTCTGCTCCATGTGGGAGATTGAAGGCAAAGAATCCAAGTCGCAAAGCACTGAATTCACTCCATTCTAGTGTCAGAACGACGGATTCAGTCTGAGATTTTGTTAGCCGCACCTCGACTCGGGGTGCGGCTATGGCGTTTTCAAACCGGCAAATATCAACTGCCAGACGGACGTTGGGTCGCGTCTGGATTTGCCGGCGCTGCAGATTTGTGGGGGTACGTCGTCGGATCTGGCCGGTATGTGGCAGTTGAATGCAAGACCCCAACAGGCAGGGCAACCGCACAGCAGTTGCGCTTTCTTGACGTGGTGAAAAAGGACGGAGGCATTGCCGGCATTTGCCGCTCGGTTGCTGACTTTGAAAATCTGATCCGAGGCGCTTGACCTGTTAACCTAAATGCAACACCATGCCCCCATGCCGCTGGATTTTAAAGGGTTGAGCGCCTCTCTGCTCGCAAACGCAAAAGACGTTTTGGTGCAGTGGTTTCCGCACGGTAAGTTTGTCGGGCCAGAGTTTGTTGTGGCGGGGCTTGCCGGCGGACAGGGGGAGAGTCTCTCAATCAACTGGCAGAGAGGCGTGTGGAAGGATTTTTCAACAAATGAAGCCGGTGCTGACTTGATTTCGTTGTATGCTGCGCAGAACGGATTGACGCAGGGGCAGGCATTTAAAGCACTGTCTCCTGATACACGTCCAGTGCCGGTAAAACGATTGGCTGCCACACCCCCTCCTAAACCAAGCGCTGTGCAAGTACTGCCTCCAGAGTCGGCGAGTCGCCCGACGTTCGTTCATTTTCGGCATGGGCCGGCCGTTGCCTCGTTTGAGTACAGAACCAAAACTGGAGCGCTGATTGGGTACATAACACGGCATGAGCCGGCCGGCTCAAGAAAGCAGTTCATCCCATGGACGTGGGACGCAGAAAAGAACGACTGGCAGTGCGTTGGGTTTGTGGATCCTCGCCCCTTGTATGGTCTCGACGTTCTTGCCGCTAACCCGACCAAGCCGGTCTTGCTGGTTGAAGGGGAGAAGGCAGCCGAGGCAGCCAAGCGCATTGCAGGTCACGTATACCTGCCAGTCACATGGCCGGGGGGTGCGTCTGCTGTGGCAAAGGTTGATTGGAGTGCGCTTTCCGGTCGCAAGGTTATCGTCTGGCCTGATGCTGATGAGGCAGGGGTCAAAGCGGCAAACGCTATCGCAGAAATCCTTTCTGACAAAGCGGCAAGCGTCAAAGTTATCGACGTCAAAGGCATGCCCGAGAAGTGGGATGCTGCAGATGCTGCTGCAGATGGCATGGCCTATGATGGGTTTGTCGAGTGGGCGCGGCCGAGGCTTGCTCAGTACGAACCAAAGACGACGGACGAAAAAGAGGCCATTGCGCACGCCGAGAAAAGCGCCGGCCTGCAGGACCGAGTTCAGTTGTGGAACTTCCTCGGGCTGGAAGTAGCAGGTGAAGGCAAAGGCCCGATTGCAAACCTCGACAATGCGTGCCGCATCCTCGAGAGGTGGGATGGGTTTTCCGGTTCGGTATGGTACGACACATTCAAAGAACGCATCTTCACGGCATGGGAGGGAGAGAAGCGTGAGTGGAACGATAACGATGATCTGAACCTGACAAGGCAGATTCAGGCCGAGATTTACTGTCCTCGGATGTCGGTCGAGACGGTCCATCAGGCGCTTCGCCTGACCGCGCACAAGCAGAAGAAAAACGAACTGCGCGAGTGGCTTAATTCCCTGCAATGGGACGGAACATCTCGGCTCGAATGCCTGCTTACCAGAGGGTTTGGCGCATTCGACAAGCCTTACCACTCGGAAGTGGGCAAGTGCTTCCTCTTGGGCATGGTTGCTCGGGCGTATAGGCCGGGTTGCAAGGTAGACACAATGCCTATTCTGGAAGGGTTGCAGGGCACGGGCAAAAGCAGCGCACTCAGGATTCTTGGAGGCGAATGGTTTGCCGAGTGCCATGAGTCGGTGACGACAAAAGACTTCTATCAGGTCCTCAAAGGTGCGTGGCTTGTGGAGATTTCCGAGATGCATTCGTTCGACCGATCTGAAGTCGAGCGCATTAAGGGCATCATCTCCTGCGCGGTTGACCGTTACCGTTCACCATATGGACGGAACGCCGAGGACCATCCTCGCCAAAGCGTGTTTGCCGGCACAACAAACCGTGACGACTGGCAGAGGGACGACACTGGTGCTCGCCGGTTTTGGGGAGTCCGGTGCGGGGAGATTGACTCAGCATGGCTTGCCTTCAACCGAGACCAGTTGTTTGCAGAAGCTGTTCACCGTTTTAATGCCGGCGAGAACTGGTGGTCAGTGCCAACTGTAGAGGCAGCAGCAGAGGCGGATGAGCGCCGGCCGAGAGATGCGTGGGAGGACGTACTGCGCACCAACATGGATGACTCTCGCCAGTACACCATGACCCAAGTCCTTAATACCTGCCTTGATATCCCGCCGGCCAAACAGGACCGAGTGTCTCAGTTGAGGGTTGGATCCGCACTCAGGGCTTTAGGATGGGAACCAAGAACGTACCGGTCAACACGTGGGCTAACCATTCGAGTATGGGTGAAGAAATAGATGACTCCGAAGACGGGTTCAACTCCTACAAAGACGTCGCTCGAGCGTGTACCCGTTGGTTGATTAAGCGTGGCATCTACAGCAGAGAGATGTCGTTTCGCGAAACGCTCGACTGCGAGGCGAAAATAGCCATGAAACGCGGGGAGATGAAACGGCAAAGAGAGGAAGAAAAACTTGATCGTATTGTGGACGAGATGTCCGAGGAAGATTAATCTCCCCGCCATGAGTTACCTGTTTGATCGATTGAAAGAAGGTTCAACGTGGCGTGGAATCATGGCCTTGCTAATCGCGTGCGGCGTTAAGGTTCGGCCAGACCTTCAGGACGCTGTGATCAGTTCTGGCATGGCAGTAATCGGGCTAATGAACGTGCTGAGAAAGGAAAAATAACTCGCCGGCAATGCGCTATGGAGAGGGACCAAATGATTAACGAGCTTCGGGATGCCGCATCCTTTGCGGGAATCAACATTTTGGGGATAGCGGTTTCTCTTTCCAGCGTCGAACAGGGAGTCCGCATCCTGACAGGCATTGCCGTGTTGGTGTACTCCATTTTCAAAGCAGCAGGAATGGTTCGAGCATACCGCAATGGACAAAAGGAGCCTTGATGTTATCGCGACGCTCCACCCAAGCGCTCGGCCAAAAATAACGGCATTTCTTGAGGAGGCTCAGGGCGCCGCTGAAAAGCAGGGGTTGCTGTACATTGCCATCAGTGGGTTGCGCTCATGGGAAGAGCAGGAAGCACTGTACGCTAAGGGCAGAACTGCGCCGGGAAGAATTGTAACCAACGCTCGGCCCGGATCCTCAATGCACAACTTCGGGTTGGCCGCCGACTTTGGCGTGTTTCAAAGCAACGGGAAAACCAACACGTACCTTGATGGCGGCACTCCAGCGCAGCAGCGAGTCGCAGACAAGATGCACCGTGAAGCAGCAGTAATTGGCAAGCGCCACGGACTTCGGTGGGGAGGGGACTTCCGCTCGATTTACGATGCACCCCACTTTGAGTTAGATGTCCCGCACACCGTGGCTGAGCTTGCCCAAATGCGCAAACCCAACCAGTGGGTTGTGCTGCAGGGGTAATTACGACCTCAAGTTTAGGGGGACAACGTATTCAATCCCGCCCACGTTGACTGGCATATAGGCTGCGTTTGCCGTTCCAGAGGTTGCCTGCACATTCAAGTCGCACAACCCGAGTTCTCCGGTTGCGGCACTAGCGTAAGCGCCAATTGCCACTGCTGAAGAGTTAGAGCTTTTTTCAATCTCAACTAACTTGCCGCTTAAAGCCGACTGAAGGTTCCAGAACGTGCCATAAAACGAGGTCGCACTTAATATCCGAGCAACTCTGCCATACCCATGTGATATTGTTCCGTCTGCGCTCCAAACGGTGTAAATGTCTCCAACTGAAACGCCTGCTGTGCTTGAAACCGTGCAGGTGTGTGAATTTGCTGCAATCGAAGCGCCAGTCAAAATTTTTCTGAATCGCCCCTCTGCTTTAAAAGACAACGTAGCAGTTGTGCTGGTTGCCGTTGCAGCGCGGCTCAACATAAGAATTTGAAAGTAGTCTGTCCCGTCAAATGCTGAATCGGTATAAACAACACGCGTGCCAGCGGGGAACTGCGAAGCTATGACATATTGTCCCACTTCGGCGACTAAAGCATCGTTGAGTTTTACTACATTTGAACCGCTAACAACTGACGCTGTGGCGCTGGCTAAAGTAGGGTACGCCAATGAAACTGTAGACGCAGTAAGAGTTGATGTTACATTTGCGCTAATAGTAAAAGTAACGCTGTTACTTGAGTCAATATTTGTAACCGTCGCGTTTGCTGGAATGCCAGTGCCAGTCACCAGCATTCCCACCGACATACCCTGCGTTCTTCCGCATACAACAAGAAGGACATTTGATCCGATTCCAGCAGAACAAATCAAAGTGTCATACGGAAGATAATCTCGAAAATCGTTCCCTGCATTGGCGTTATAGCCAATCGCAACTGCGTTTGTTGTATGTGCTGATGATGACGAACCGATTGCAACTCCGCGAGTAGCAGACTTTGACTCGTTTCCAACAGCAACAAGCTGTTTTCTCTTATAATTATTAGCCACGTTTAATGGCTCAACAGAACTTGAAGCAATCCCTACCTGAATGGCATCTTCAGCGGAGAGCACGCCAGCACCAAACCCAATGGCAATCGAGCGAACCGAGCACGATTGCACATTCACTTGACCAGTCGTGCCTACCGTGGCGTTGCTTCGACAAACCACATCAACGCTGCCAATATTTACACCAGAGCTATAGGTTGCGGAAATCGTAAAAACACCGTTAATAAATCCCGTCAGTGCAAGTGGAAATCCAACGTTTACTGAAGACGTTGCGCCAATGTTTGTTCCCGCTTTGATTGTTGCCGTGAAGTGAGTCGTTTGCGTCGATGTTGCTGGCAAAGACATAACAATCTGACTGCTGGACACTGAAACAATTATGGTTCCATCAGGAATGCCAGTTCCGGTAATCAGATGGCCGGGACGTGCCTGTTGAGCAAGAGACCCAATACCAAGCGTGCTTGTCAGAATGTTTGACCCGGCAGTCCGTTTTACTGACACAGTTGTGTATGGCACAAAACCAGAGACGCGGATAATGCTGTCAGAAACCACGGTTACAGGACATCCTGTGACGGTCGCGTCTGTGTTTGTGAGACTGTAATAGTTTGTGTTGCCGATTGCTAAAACGCCGGTGTCGCTTCCACGGAATGCACGGTCAACTTCCTCTGCAGTGGTATCGCCGAGGGCGCTGCTGACAACTGGAGCCTGAAAGGCCAGAACAAACCCTGTAGCCCCGTTTGCGGGGGCAGATGAAAGCTGAATGCCACTGGCGCTAATGGAATAGGTGCTGCTGTCAGGCTTCTGGAGAACATTGTTGATCGAGACCAAATAGTTCGTCCTCTCGTTGTTGGTGTACCCGTTGATGGGAAAGAGAGTCTGCGTTCCATTTCCCACAAGCGTGGTCAGTACCGGCGCAGAAGCCGAACCTGACACGGACGCAGGCGCATAGATAAATTGCCCCGTTGTTGCATCCCACTTCAAATACTGACCGTCTGACGGGGACGCAGATGTGACCGCACGACCAACAATCTGCTTCGCGTTTGCACCAACAAGAGCAACGGATCCGTCTTCCTTCTTCGAGAAGAGATCGCCGAGAAAACTGTTGGTCGCAAGTTCACCGGTGACAAGCGCTAATGCAGGTGGGGTTAGGCTTGATCCCACCGTTCCGTTCGTTTTAGGGACGAACCTTCCGAGTATATCGTAGACTGGTGCGCTCATGGTTTAATAGGAACCTCCATAGATGACTTGGTTTGCTTGAAATGTTGCCACAGGCGCATACTGACTTGTGGAAGAGTTGTAGACGAGTGCCTGCCCGTTTGTTGGTGCAGTCGTCGATACGGTAACGCCGCGAATCTTCGCGACCGTTGGGCCGGGGTAGCTTCCAGAAAGGTCTCCACTTGCCGTGCCAGTTGGAGCAGGCATGTAGGTGGTGGAAACTTTCCCCGTGCCGTCTAACGGACACACTCCATTGGCCGTGCCAACTGACGACGACACAACGACTGCTGTGGGTTCGTATTGGGTTGCCGTTTGGTTCCACACTAACGCTTGCCCCGTGGTCGTAGGCGCGGTCGCTGTAACCGCTCGGCCTTGAATCTTTGCGACCGTTGGGCCGGGATAGCTTCCAGAAAGGTCTCCACTTGCCGTGCCTGACGGGGTTCCGCCCGAAGTGATTGCCACCCACACCGAACCGGTCCAGCGGTGCGTGGTGTTGTCTGTGGTTCTGACGTAAATCTTTCCGGTCTCTCCAGTCCCCGGGAGCGTCGATACTTCAACGACATCATCGACGTAGGATGGCAGGTAGGTTGAATCAATTTGGGAACTGGCGTTCAGCGGACACACCCCGTTGGCTGCCCCCCTCTGGCTTACTGCAAGCCGAGACGTGTCGGTCGGGTGGACGTGGTCTTGCCGTGCATAAAGCGCCGATGTTCCGACTGCAGCGGTCCCGTTCATCAATGGCGCTGAGATGCCGGCGCTTACAGCAACGGTCTGAACCGAGTTGTCTGAAAACTTGATTCCAGAAGCGTCAACGGTCAGGCCGCCAGAAGAGATTATCAACGCGCCCGTCATCGTATCCCCTGCCTTAGCCAATCTGGAGGTATCGGTTGGATGCTGGTGATCCTGTCTCGACCATTTGTCAGACGTTCCAGCAGACGCTGAAGTAGCGTTTATCACCGGCAAACTAGTCCCTGCCTGTGGCATCCCAATACCTGTCCATGCTGCAGCTTGAGTTGCCCCTCCCGTACCTCCCTTTGAGATGGCTAGTGTTCCAGTCAAATCAGCAGCAAGCAGCGCATTTAGGGATGTGTTCGTGCCATCTGATCGCAGGTAAAGCCCCGAACTTTGCGTGCCGGCCAAAGCATTGATGGCAGCCTGACGATTGGACTGTCCGGTCCCGCCCTTTTCAATCGTAATCACCCCAAAGATGTCGTTAGACGTAATCGGGCCTGAGTCGATGTAATACTCGGTTACAGCGGGTGTTCCGATTTGCCTTGTAGCCCAACGGAAAAACCCCGTTTCGCTTGGATAGGGGAACGTAAGGTCGAGGTTTACATCAGCATCTGGATAGGATGGCAGCAGGTCGATTTTCAGCTTCATCTCCTGCGACATCATCGTCAGCTTATCAAGCGCATCTTCAACGCTTTCTGCGTAAAATGCTCCTTGATTTCTGAAGACAGTCTCTTGGGTGTATGCCGCTACTTTACGGGAGATAACAACCGCATCCCCGGCTACCATGGAGTACCCCGACGCAATCGTGATTGTACCTCCCTCATAGTAATTAACCCCGGTCACGCTGTAGTTGGTTCCCTTCGTGAGCGGAGTCCCATTGACTCTTACGATAAGGTCGTCTTCCGAGACGATACGAAAGCCAAAATCGAAAGTGCGGGTAGTGCCGTTGTAAACGTAACTCGCCTTGGAGATAATGCTGGGGACACTCATATTATTCGCGTTCTTCTTTTGTCGGACCTCGGAGCAGTACCAATGGGTTTCTGGTGTTACCTTCCCACAGGGCTTTTGCGCCTTCAACAGTTCGTTGCAACTGAATCGCTGGATAGTGGAATAAAACCCCGGCGACCCTGTTTAACTCAACCCACGCAGTTCTGCTCATCTCTTCATTTTTGACCGAGGACGTTATGGCGTTGGCTAAGCGATACACGTCGCCAATCGGCCTGATGCCGGCCGGTCCCTCGTACCCTCTCTGCTCGAGAATCCCAATAAACTCGCGGGTGAACAAACTCTGATTGAGCAGAAACGCAAACTGATCTTTCGCCAGTTTCTTGAGAAGGTCTTCATCTTCCCCATACCTGCCAAGCAAGGAGTTCACCAGCAGGGTCAGCGCAACTGGCAGGGAGTTCAGGATTAACAGGTCTACCATTGCCCTGCCAATCTGCCCCTTCCCCTTGACTTCAATCCCTTTGATTGTCTCGACGTTCAGGTTGTATGTCGTTATCGCGTAGGAGTAAAACAACGTAAACAGACGCTGGAATGCACTGCCTTGTTGAGCCAAGGCCAAGTCCTTAATCATCCCCGACCCTTGCGTATCAATGATTGCTTGGTCTGCAAGCGTCACTGCGTTGTCATCCGACATGCCTTCGTTGATTGCATTGTCGTATGCAGCAAGCCACGTTGGCATATCTGCGAGTTGCTGCCCTTTGATAATCAGGTAGTAGAAGGTCGATTGAATCTCCTTCCGAGCGTCGGGAGTGATTGTGTTGTATATCTCGTTGAGTTCTCGGTCTTGAGTTTTCGCCCTCAACCGCATGAGCGTCGATTTTGAATGCACCCACGCAACGGTGTTCTCTGCCTTGCTCGCTGACGTCAACCAACGCATGGCGGCCTTGAGTAGCGGAATAGCCCCAACTCGAGTGACACTTTGAGTTAGCCCGAAAACCTGCTGCATGGATGTCATCAGGTTGTAGCCCATAATCGATATCTGCGTCCCGTTGCGCAGGAACTTGTACAGCATCGACCCGTGCTCCGTCCCGTGCGTGTCACCAATCGCAATCTGCTTCAGCAAACTGTTGATTGTGTACAGCGTGTCCTGCCCGTAATAGGTCTCAATCGCGGCCGCGACATTCCGGTCACGCAGGATCCTGCCAGTCTGAATGAGCATCTCATGGTGCGTGATATCGTGAATGACAGCGTTCAAGTGCCTGTGAATCACATCAAACCCTAGCCGCACTTCTCGCTCAACCCGGTCCAGTCGCTCAATCAAGAACCCCCTCTTGGTTGTGGCAGCGGATACCGATCCAGCCTTCATTGACTCAGCAGCGTCGTCGTCAGTTGCGAACTGACTGGAAAGCCCACGGTACTCTATGGGGTAATACCCACCTCGATACACGCCGAATGCAGTTGTGACCATTGCCGGCTCAACAGGTTCGGGGGCAATCCCGTATACGCGCCTCTGCTTCGCACTGATATCGGCCCAATACGAGTGAATCAAATCCCAAACCGACTGGACGAAATCCCAATCACGCTTTGAGAGGGTCGCCAAAATGGCCTCTACATCTGCCTGCACCCATGCGTTGTTGCCGTCAACAAGGCGCTGACGAGAGGACTCGTTGCCCCAATTTAGCGCCATGCACAGGACGTCCTCCCTCGAGAGGGAGAATGACTTGCCGTTGACCACAATGTCCCTGCGAGTTGCCATCTCTGACATCTCCTGTTTGGTGAACACGGCAAACACCTTCTTGAGTCGAAGCAGGGCATCCTCCCTTAGCGCAGCCTCATTGTTGCCGGCTTGGTTGATTGGATCCATGAACGCCCAATACATCGGGCCTGCCTCGTTGAACCCGTCCAACTCGCGAATCAGGGATGCCAGTTTCCGCATGGACCCAAACTGACCTGCAATCCGAGCAGCGAGTTTCTCTGATTTATTCAGCGCTCCAATTGGGCGGGGTTTCGGCTTGCGATTCCCGCTGATTGTTGCGGTCAGGATCTGAATCATCTCCTTAAACTCCCGCTTCTCCTCACCAACCTTGATTTCGAGAGCTTCCTTTGCCAGATGGTAAATCTGCTTTGCAAGGTCGAAGACGTCTTTCAACTCGCCCGGGGTCATGTCCCTAAAGTCTTTCCGATAAGCCTCGTCGAGAATGTTTTGTGACACGTCAACCGTGTACCCCTGCGATTTCTGCGATTCAATCCACTCACGCAATTTGACCCTCCGGTCCACTTCAACTAGCGGAATTGGGCGGAAGTTGAATCGCTCCAAAAGCGCATTCATCTGGTCTTGGAACGACCCTCCAGCAAGTCCAAGTTTGGCCTGCGCTGACTCTTTGTTGCGCGATTCCAACCAGTCCGCCTGCTTGTCGGCATTCTTGCGCACCTCCACTGCCATGCGGTGCAGCGCTGTGTTTGCCAGTTCCGCCTCCTTTGCTGACAGTGCCTGAATGTATTCCCCCCTTGCCGCAAAGCGAGTGGCTGCCTGAGCGTTTCTTTTCGCGGCCGCCGCATAGGTTCCGGGACGGATATCGCGCAATCTCATCCTGCCAAGCATTCTGGCAGCCTGCTGCTCAGCCAACTGCTTGAGCAACTTGTAGCTACCAAGCAGAGAGATAGCCGCATTGGCTTGGTTCTCAGTGCCGGCAATGATTCTGGCAGCAATCACCCCAAGCGGACGTGGCGCAGAGTTTAGAATCCGCCGCATTGCCTTTTTGTCCGCCCGGATAAGTCGCTGTAACTCAGCCATCTCAATGGCAATCACGTCTTCCCTGAACTCGTTCCTGACTGCCTCGGAGGCGGCCTCTGCAAGCGCCTCGGGGTTGTCGAGCATCGAGCCAAACATGGCATCCACATCTGCTTTGACTCTCTCTTTAACAACGTCAGCAAGAGGACGGATATTCAGAAGCGTGTTCAGGAGTTCTTCTCCAGATGCGAACCCAAATATTTCAGCGGCCTGATCTGGAGTCACCCCGTTTTCGGTGCTGTAAACCCCAAGTTCTCTCAGGCGCTTCATCTTGTCCTTGTCGGCGCTTCTCCAGTAAATGCCCTGAAGACTAGCCTTGTCTAACTTGAATGCCTGCAGCGGGGGTTGCAGTTCCTTGCCGTCAGGAGTGCGTCCAGTGCGCAGAACGTAGAGTGCAATGTAATCCTGCCTGCCTTCCAGTTCAGCCCTGACTTCTTTCTCCCTCTGCTCGCGATACGCCGCACGCTGCTTCCTGAGCAGCGCCCTTTCGGAACGCATGATTTCTTCCCCTAGCAACTCTCTAGCTTTCTCTGAAGCCTTGCCAATGAACTTGCTGTACTCATTCCAGACCGCTTCAGGCATCTTGTCTGGTTTCGAGGCAAACATCGGCTCAACCTGCTCCCTCTCTTCTGCTGCCTTAATCTCCGTCTCGGTCGCAACGACCTTGTCGAAAAACCCAACGATATCATCGGAGAGACTGACGTCGCTATCGTCGAACTTGCCAATGCTCGCAATCGTCTTGTAGATGTCCCCAATCCACTTCTTGAACCGCTGAAACATGGACTGCAACTCTTGGATTGGAGCCTTCCCTTCACGCAGGTACGCCTCCCAGTTTTCCGCGAGCAACTCATGGCCGGCAAACCCAATGTACATGTGAAATGCCGTTTTCTTTCTCCAATGGGCAAGGGCATTAACGATCTCATCGTCGCTCATCGATCTGATGAGCTTTGCGGCATAAAGTTCAGATGGGATACTGCCACTATCTGCCAACTGCGCTGCCATCTTCCGAATAAGCGCAGGCCGGCGCTGCCACCATTTTACAACCGTCTCCATCTCCGCCTTCACTTCATCGGTGGCGCTATCAGAGGCAGCAAGGTCACCGAGCGCCTCGAGATAGTAATGCATCATTTCGTGCATGATCGTCGCCACGTCAGCACTCTTGAATAACTCGATGGTAAACTTGCGAGATGGATTGCCTCTTTCCTTGGGGTAGAACGTCAACTGCCCTTTGACGAAATTCCCCTGATCTTCAATGCGGTTTGCCACAGCAACCGCAACGTCGTCCCAAATCAAAAACTCCTGAGAGGTTTTCAGGTTCCGCTTAACAGTAGCGACCCTGCCCGGGATCCCCATTGCCTTGAGAGTCATTGACGCTTGCCTCGCCGCTGCCTCAACCGAAATGCCTGCCATGTTGAGATACATGACATCATCTTTCCCCGCCAATTTATCAATCAGCGTCCTGCCAGTAATCGTTCCAGAGATAAACTGCCTGATGATAATCTCCGTCGCTTGGTCAATCCCTCTGGAACTTGCGTTGAGTTTTGCGTTCAAAAACGCATTCTTCACATGCTCTGACTGGTCATCAAACTTGCCGTCAATGTTGAGCAGTTGGTCTGTCTCGGGGATGTTAACGCTGTACTCAATGTACCGACGATCCTTAGCGCTTTTGTCCGCTGCCTTCAGTTGCCCGTACAACTCTGCCATCTGTTTGCTGTCAGAGAACAACAACCCCCACCCAAGTCCTCCCGTGTCAGAGGAGTGGTGTGCGGTAAACTTGTCGAAAAGTTCGGTCGAGTAATGCCAAACCAACTGATACAACCTCACAACACTATCGTCCGCCACAGGGTTTTTGGCTAAAACCATGCCACCAACCTGCAAGACTTCAGCGGCATCAGTCACCGGAGCGCCAGTATCCTTACGGTAAAACATCGACGACCGAATAGGGTTAAACCCTACCTCAACCCACTCGGGGTCATTCATGGCCTGCTGCGCCATTTGATACGTCACATCGACCGACTGAGTGACGTTCTCTCCTCGCATCGTGGCGATTGTGCTTTTTGGAGCGCCAGCAGCAATCTTGAGTGAAGCCTTTTGGCTCGAGCGAAACTGGACTCCGCGCAGATGCACTGCTGCAGCGTACCCAAGAATCGGGCCTGCCTTCCTGAAGTCTTCACGTAGCGGTCCTGTATCGTCGTGCAGCGACACGATCCAAATGCCACGCTCATCGTAGGCCGGGATATCCAGCCGAGACTCAACAATCCTCCGACCAATGCTCTCAGGAGCGATTATCAAGTCCCGCTTCAGAGTCGGCTCCCCTGCTCTCAACGGACGCTCACCTAACCCATAAGCCATCTCCTCATTGGTTGCTGGCACGGGAACTTCAGTGAACTCTCCCATAGGGGCGCGGGTGCGCACTATTTCCTGATACTCAGCGGGAGTGAGTCTGCCTTCCTGCATGTCTATTGCAGCCTGCTGCAGTATCGGATCTCGAGTGCGTTTGGTTCGCTGCTGCAGGGCAACCGTTTCAATAGAGTCGTCAGATTCTATTTCTGCAGAAGCATCCGCTTTTTGCGAGAATCGAGCGATGTCTCCCGGGATGCTGGTGTGCCCGACCATTTGCTGGTGAGGGCGCTGATTGTTCATCAGTTTCTCGGCGTACAGGTGTGCAGCAGAATATGCGTAGTCCTGTCCCTCTGCAGCGTCCGCCACACCAAACATCCAATACAGGTCTTTCTCCCCGTACCACAGCACTGCCTGCAAGTCTGCGTTCTCTAGGTCAATCCCATCAGCTTTCAGGCGGGTTCTGAGGATGTCGATGATTTCACGGACGGCGTTTCTGTACTCCCCTGACGTTGGAGCTTCCTGCCCCTTTGTAAGGTCTTCATCAATTGTCTTTGCCGCTCTGTTGAACTCGGTCTTTAGGACGTATCCATCCGCCCCAAAACGACGATGCACCTCACCAGAGTAGGCAAGCGTCCTTGCCAGCATTGGCGCAATCTGAGTTTGCCGGTCTCCGATGTTTGCGCTCGGCGTTTTCAGGAAGTTCTCAAGTTCCTTCACTACCGCCTTGTCTTCGTTCGTCCACTCGATTTCGGCCAGAGCGTATTCAGCATAGTACTCAGCACGCTTCAGCTTTTTCTTCTCCTCGTCAGTCAGTTTTTTCTTTACCTCTGATGCGTCTTTTGACGCCTTTCTGGCATCGGCTAACGCTTGCGACAATGCCTTGCGCTGCTCGGCGGTCGCGGCCTTTGCCGCTTTTTCTTTTTGCCGCATTGCCCCAAGCAAGCGGTCTAACGAACCCTTCAGGCCGGTGTACGTGCCGTTGTCTTTCTGGTCACCAACGGTAATGCCAAATGGCCGCCCAAGGATGCGCTGAATCGTCCGAGTAAACCAAAGGTCCATCGTGACGCTATCAAACAGGAACTGAAGATTCCCAAAGAACGACCCAATTTTCGGGCCAAGCATCATTGCGCCTCTAACTATCGTCTGCCCCAACTCCCCTGCCACTAGGTTCTTTTTCTTCCCGGCCGCTGCAACCTCTGGCAGAACTTCGGAAAGCAAAGCATCCACTTCCTTTGTTTGCATCCTCTCTCCAAGCAAATCCATGGCTGCAGCCAATCCTCTCGAGTTAATGAGGTTCTGCAGTTTGACCAAGTTGTTCTGGATTTGACCTCGGCTTTTCCCGCCAAATGTAACCAAGTCAGGGAGTCTCCCGTTCTGCTGGTAGAACCGGTAGACAACGTCAGCGAAAACAAAGTTCTGCTCAACCCTTTGCCCTTGGGACGTAACAGCAATCAGAGCTTTGTATAGGCGCTCCAAGTCGCGGTTGTTTCTCAACTCAGGATGAATGTTGTGAACAATCGCCATGGATGCCTGAACGGCCGCCAGATACCAGTCCACGCCAGATGCCTGCTTTGCAGCAAGCCTTGCCAGCGTGAAGTAGTACAGAGCGTCTGCAACCTTTTCCTTCTCCTGCCCTGTCAGCGTTGACGGATCTGACTTGCCAATAGCGTCTCCGATTTGGTTTTCAGCCCAAATCAAGAACTGCATGACCCCTTCCATCTTTTGCTGCTCGCCGGCCTTGCCAATGGAGATGTCTGCCATTGAAAGCCGAATAGCTTCTGGCAAAAAGTCCATGCCCTGAATCTTGCTTAGGGCTACCTGAGCCAATAACTCGACCCGCTTCTTGCGTTCGTCCGCACGGACCCTGCCCTCGGCTTGCTCTTGGTTTTCAACTGCCTGATAAGCGTCCAGTCGAATCAGCTTTGCCTGAGCGTCAGCAATCTCTTCAGGTTTTGCATTTGGGTTCTGCTGCATGAACCCGGCCATGAGCGTCGAGATGTCCTGCGCTGACGAAATCGTCAGCACGGGAGTCCCTGCCAGTGGACTTCTGGAGATGTTTACTGTTCCGCCGGTTTGCTGGAGGGCGGATTGCCACGCTGTGTCGGTTGAGATTCCTCCGCTGGATTGAGCGATGTCTGCTCTCGCCTTCCAGAGAGTTGTGAGGCTACGGAGGCGAGGCTCGATCCTATCACGAACTGCGACGAATTCAGACCAAAAACCGGATTGTCGAAGTTTTTCCTCGAAGTTTGAAGTGCCTGCTGCAGTTCGGGTATTAGTCTCATAGATTCCAAGATCCCAGTTCAGATTGAAAAAACAAATCTGTGAAGGCAAAATCAGGTTGAGCGAGTGAAGCCGATTAATCCAGTCCAAATACAAGGATTGGCTCACTCCAAAATTGACGAGTTTGTATCCGGTCGGGGTTGGGAAATACCCAATGTTTGATGCCTGATTTGCTCCGAGAATGCGCTTTGCTTCAGTGAACAGAATCTGGATTTCCATCTCGTTCAAAGGTCTCCCGTAAGAGACGGAAATCCCGGGTGCAGCCTGCTTCTCGGCATCAGTCGCGTTATCGCTAAGCGGAATGGCAACGTGTCCAGAAACGGCCTCTTGCTGTTGGATAATCCCGTGAGCCAACGCATACGCACGCAGTCGGGCGCTTGAGCGTGTAAGGAAGATGATGGTCCCTTTGGGCTTAAAGGAACTCTCCAGTTCAAGCAGGGACTGCTCAAGAGATGCAATCTGAGCCTTGATTGCTTTTTTAGCCTCCTTGTCTTCTGGCCGCTTCTGCTCAAGTTCAGCGCTTGCCTTTGCAATCGCATTGCGCACCTCGCGCATCTTGGGAGAGTCGATTTCGTTTCGCTTCACCAACGTCTTGATGCCCTTTTTGATTGCCGGGTTCAGGCTTTCCTCTAGCTGAGCGAGGCTTGCTTCAAGAGTCGCCAGAGCTTCTTTTGCCTCTTTCTTCCTGTCCTTTGGCTGAGCCTTTACATCTGCTTTTGCTTTTTCGACGGCCTCTCTTGCTGCTCGGATTTGAGGGTATAGCCCATCCTCGACAATGGATCTGATGGTCTCGTTTGGCAAAACCTCCCGAGTCCCTTCAATCTGCGCATTCCAATTGTCGTCTTCAAACTCAGCAGATGCCCTAGGCTTTAAAACCAATTGTCCGCTCGGATTGATTTCCAGCGATCCAGACTGATTGACATAGGCTGAAGGGGCGACGGTGCTCTCTGCCTGAGTTAGGCCGAATGCGTCTGCCAAAAGGTCGCTTCCCGTTCCGGGTTCCTGATAGGCAGTCCGAACCTCACTATCGAACTGCATCTTAACCCAAAGCGGAGCATTAATCATCGGGGCAAGCACACTTCCCGTGTTGTTGCCGACCATCATTTCCTGAGAGTATGTAAACCCTTGATAGGTAGCCTTGACCTCCATTGAGGTGTATTTCCTCACTGCCTGCACGCCAAACCGCTCTGCCAGTGTTTGTATCTGGCCGTTTTCATTAAACGCAATTGGATTTAACGGGCCGGCAATTCCAGCAACGGCAGCAACGCCGTCAACAATCCGTTGCGCTGCTGGCATGTCATTTGCGTCAATTGCCCTACGGTAATCCACCTCGTACCGAGAAACACGCGATTGCGTCAGTTGGCTCCTTCCAACAGGGACGACGACTCCAGATCCTGTGAACCTCAAAGCGAAACGCTCGGTGAACTCTGGCACGCTTATCCCCGCTCTGTCCGCCAGTGTGGCAACCATCCTAGCCGACATTGCCGCATTTAGCCTGAGCGTGGACTCCTTGATTTGCTTGGTCTTTGTAAGCGTACTGTTGATTGGCGCAAACGCTGCCTGAAGTTCTTCAAATATCTTATCCGCGAGCGCTTTAGTCTCGGGAGCCTCGCTGATGTTAGCTTGAGAGAATGCCAACTCCTGCTTGCGCAACTCACTCAACTGAGCGTTCAGTTCCTTAATCTTCTCGGTGTTTTCAAGAAGTTTGTCCCGAACCTCCTGCGCCTGCGCCGGCAACGCCGCAACGGCCGCTAATGACTCCTGCGCTTTCGCTTTCTCCTCGTCTGTTGCAGCAGCATCAACCCCGGCCTGCAGGGCAGCAACAGCTTCGGGCGTGGCGACCGTGGCAATGTTTTGCACCAATTCAGCAAGCTGAGCCTTTAGCTTCTCGGTTTCTTCCTTCAGCTTTTCCTGATCTTGCTCCAGCCTTGCCCTGCTCTGCATGAGTCCAGTCAGTGTCCCATGCGTCTGCATCTGCTCCTGAACAACCTGCCTGAGTTCGCTTACGTTTGGAGAGTTCTCCCCAAATCTAACGACCTCAGACAATGGCTGCCCATGCTCGGTTGGAATCAGAAACTCGATGTACTTGCCAATCTCAATAGGCAGATCTTGCCCCTTGCCGTCCAAGACGAGTTGGTCGTAAGCACGCTCATCAACTCCTAGGTTGATTGCCTGCTGCCTTGGACTTTGCCCTACTGATTCCCAATACTGAGTCCACGCATCAATAGGAAAGTACACTGTGCTTACCGGGCCGCCCTCTGCTGCCATCTGCGCCTGCAGTGCTTGAAGGTTTGGAACCAACTGAGGAGTTTCAGTGTTTGCCACTCCATTCGCCAGTGCCTGAACGTGTTCGACTTGAGCTTGAGCGTAGGCCGCCGCATCAACCGCATTTCGATATGAGCTAACTATGGCAGGCGCATACGAGATTCCTCCAGTGATGGCAAAAGCAATCGCTTCGTCAATCCACTGCTCGGTATCAATGCCGGCTTTTTCCCATCCAAGAATAACTCGAGTCAACCCGCCAATCCGTTCTTCTGTCCACTCAGTCAGTGGCCCATCCCACCCAACATTCTGAAGACCCAACTCTTTCCGAAACTGCGAAAGCGTTTTCGTTGGGTTGAACTTCAGGTATCGGGCTGCAATCGCTGACATGAAGCCGGTGACTCCAACTGCTTCAAAGAGTTTCTCGTATCCCTTGCTAATCCTAAACCCAAGCATCTCCGTCCCGATTTCGATGTACTGCTCCCCATAAGACCGGGCGAGTGATTGAAGGAATGACTGCTCGGTCTCTTTGAATACAGCGTTCAGCTTTACCGCTTCCGCGTCAGCTTGCTCGTCCGTCAGTCCTTTGAACTGAGGAAGTTGCTTCCTGAATGTTTCAACAGCAACGCGAGCAGCACCCCCGGTTGCTGTCATTGCAGCTACTCTCGTCGCTCCAGAAATTAAAGAAGACCCTGCTCGATAAGTTCCAGAGCGCATCATCTTCTTTGCAGCAGTTGCGCTAAACGACTTGGACAGGCTTTTGCGCAAACCAAGCATTGTGCCTTTGAACCCCGCTTTTGCTGCTGCGCTTGCAGCAGTTCCAACCCCCATGGACGTCCCTATTTCTCCAGCAAACGCAGGCAACTGCATCAAGATGTCCGTGACCCTTGCGCCTCGACTAGACCCTCTTCTTACTTCGTTGTCCTGCTTCAGCAGGAAAGCCCAATCGTCAGTCGTCATTTTGCCGGCTTCAGCCCTATTGGCAATTTGCTTGAACCGAACAAGGCCTTCCGCATCCCCGGCCGAAGCCACATACGGAATCATTTTAGCTTTTTCAAAACTCTGCGAAATCGAATCAGTCCATCCTCGAGGGTCTGTTGGCAGTTCAACCCTTTGCTCTGTTGGAGCATTCATGGCTTTTGCCAACTCTCTCATTGATTCAGATTGAGACTTCTCATCTGCGTATAGCGTTTGACCGGAAAACGCCGCGCCAAACTGCTCAAACCAACTCATGTTTTGGGCAGTAAATGCCCTCGAGCGCCTTCGCTGTATTTCGTCGCTAGGAGCGATATCGACCTCGTAGCCCTCTTGCCTGAGATAATCAACAATCTGAGACCTCGTCTTTTTGTCAAAAAGCCCCTGCTCTTGTGGATCAAACTCCTTCAGAGTTCGCTCTACAGTCATCATCGACTCAATGTCGTTCTGCGAGATTTTGGCGTGATTAGGGTTTAAGAGGTATTCTGATGTCTTTGGGTAATTTTCAGCCAACGCACGGTAGTCTATTGCTGGCGCAAACTTTTTATCTTCAGGCGGAAGATTGCTGACTATCTCGGGAGGAACTGCCAGTCGTCTGGCAATGTTCATGTCCGTCGCATGCTGCTTTGGGTCCGTTGACGTGGCACTCGCCATCATCAACCGAAGTGCCGCTGCTTTTTTATCGCTAAATGCTTTCAGCGACGAATCATTTTCGCCAGCAGTATCAAATGGATCCATTGCTATTCAAATCTGATGTTTGGCCTTGCCTTTTCCTGTGATCGCTTCCACAATCTGTAAGCTATTTCTTCAACCTTTTTTTCCGTTGGTTTTGGCTCATTGATAGAATCAGCATAGTCATAGATTTCAGCCAGAAAATCTGCGCCTATTTTTTCATACGGAATTCTAGCCTTTTTCTCAAACTCAGCAAGTTCTTGAGGCTTTAACTTTGCCAAGTCTCGAAATGAATGTCTTTCGTTTCTGAAAATTAAGTTTTCTTTCACTGCCTCGTCGATTGTCATTTTTGAACCAAATCGACGCATTTGCTGATAGTCAACAAGTTGCTGCTTTTTCTTTTGTTCCCCAAAATATGCTGGAGCGGTATTTAGCAGTTCTCTGAATAGCTTTGTTTCAAACTCTTTCCTTTTTTCAGCGTCGCCGGGATGCGACTGCTCTGCTAAATCCTTCGCTACTGTCCTTGTCGTATCCTCAAGCGACTTCAGCCATGGATCTGGCTTTTTTCGCTCAGCCTCAAACGATTGTTTTGCCCCGGTAACAACTGCCATTTCCTCGGCAGTTTTAGGCCAAAAATTGGAAACCTCTGCTTGCCTGTCTTTAAAGTCTTGCGCCGTGCTGTTGCTGTTCAAGTCCTTAATCTTTGGAGAAAGCCACTCAGCAATAATCCATTCGGCTGATGTTTTTTTGTCCGCATCAAACAACTCTTTAATGTTTGGAGTTGTAGACATTGCAATGTGGGGCCAATCTGCAATCACGTCTTTTACATGAGGAGGGATGCTATTGCTCTCCCATTGCGACTTTATAATTCCAAGCCTTTGTTTTGCTGCTTCAGTTGAAGGCGAATGTAACGATTGATCAATAGCTGCCAATCTCTGCTGTTGCTCAAAAGATAATTGGTCGTGCCTAAAATCACCTCTTACCTCTGCATAGCGTTTGCCATTAATTAGTTCTTTATATAAAGCATCTGCAATTGCGGATTGTTCTGTTCTCTGTTGTTGGAGATGGTTGTCTGCCAGAGATTCAATATGGCGAATTGCTTTTGCTCTGGCTTCAGCATTCTCATCTCCCGGCAACACCTTCCTTATTTCTTCTAACGCCGCCCTTTTCGCGGCTGCAGATACCTGTTCTGGAACAAGCGCCTGCTTACTGGAGTTAACTATATCTAACGTATTTTCCCATACTCTCTGCCCTACTCCTATGGAACCGTCTTTTTCTTTGTGCTCTTTGATTTGTCCCTGTGCCCACGCTTTTACAGGCGCAGAAAAAGCATTCGCCAATTTTGAGTCATCCATTAATGCCATGGCCTTTTCATAGCGCTTTAAACGAATCAGGCTTTTCAACGCTTCATCCGTTATTTTGCTCACCTCCTTATTTATTTCGAGTTCAATGGCCTCTGGTGCAGGCTTGGATGGCGCAGCATCGTATTTCTGCTTGATTGCGCCTGTTATCGCCTCAACAGTTTCCCTTATGCTTATTGGATCCACTGAGTCAGGCTCATTGGTAGCTTTCATGCCAATGGCCCTATCGATTGTGAACAGGGCATTGTCTGAAACTGCTTCAGCTTTCTTTTGGCGTTCCTGAGCAATCCGAATTGCCATGGACGATTCAAAAGATGCTCGCATGGATTGAGTGGCCTGCATAAACCGAATTCGTTGATTCGGGTTTAAGCCCTCCGAAATGCCATTCAAATCGTTCTGAAACGACTGCGCCACTTTCGATGCGTTGGCAAACAACTGGTCCCCTTGCATCACGGAGATGCCTACCATCCCTCCGTCTTGCCCGTCAGAGTAGCGGTGCTTTGTGTCGGATTGGTACGCTTTCGATACGGCATCCGTTAAAGCCAAGTTGTCGGCTTTCTCCTGTTCCTCGCGATAAATCTGCTGCAGTGTGCCTCCGACGTTTTGAAGCGCCCTTCCAATCCCTGCGCCAAACGCTTCCGGTGTTGCTGCGCTTGGATTAAGCATCGGTCCGGGCATTGCCCCCGGTTGTACCTGTGGTCCTGCTACTGGTGCTGTAGGCATTTGAATGTGATACTGGTGGCTTAACTCTTTTTCATCAGCGCCAATGTCTGGCCTGACTGCGCAATCCCGCTGATCCCGGCCGCTCCTGCCTGAGCGTAAGACGACATCATTCCAAGGCTGCCCTGAATAGATTGCGAGTTTGCCGACAAGCGGTATCCCCAAGCCTCCATTGCTGCGTTGTTGCGAACTCGGAGTGCGTCAACTTCCCCCCACTTTGCTGCGTCTTTCTGCATTTCCAGTGCAGTGCCGTCATCAAGCGCCACGTTCTGCGCTGCATAGGATACACGCTGCTTCCCGATTGTTTGCTGAGTGTTGTATCGAACAACCTGCTCTTGAATCTGGCCTTTCTCAAGCGAGTACTCTCCCTGCTTGCGCCCGATAAGCGCATTCAGTTCGTACATCTGCTGCTGCATTTTCCCCGCCTGAATGCTCGCGTAGGCAGAGAACCCGGCTCCAATCAGGCTTGCTCCAATTGACCCATACCCCGCTGCTGTTGATACATCTGGCATAGCTTATTGAGTGGACGTTGATAACCGTGGCACGATTGACAGAATTGAAAGTGGCAGTGGATCCCGTTGCTCGATTGCAATCTGTCCCTGCTTTTCCCATGTCGATGCCGTTGGGATCTCAATCATGCCTGTTTTTAGGTAAACCTCATCTCCCCATTTCTCTGTGGCACGCTGCTTGAACTCGGTGTAGTTCTTGCCGTCTCCAGATGCCCATATCCCACGCGACGACTCAACAAACACGCTGACCCTGTTGATGAGCTTCTTCTTGTCTGACAGGGTTTCCTGTTGAGTCAAATCCAGCGACAACGTCTTAATCCGAGAGACATACGGGATGCCAATGTGGATGAAAACTGCTGTGCGCTGCAGCGTCACAACACCAGTGGAAGACACTTCAAGGCCGGCCTGAACATTCCCGTCAGCTAGTGCCGAGACAGTTTTCCCGGCCAAGTGAGACAGTGTCGCTATAGTGTCCACCGCCCTGTACCAGTCGGTTGTTGTAAAAGGGTTAGGTTCTGGCTTGCCCGGAACAGGTCCACCCGGAACGGCAGGAGGCAATTCTCTTGCAAACGACGGAATGCAATTAACGCTTGTGGCACTGTTCCATTGAATTACACGGTACGAAATCGTTCGCTCAAAAAACTCATCGTACACCTCAAACGCATTCCCTACGTCACTTGTTTGAAATAAAGGGGCGCTTGAAGTTATCTCCACATTTGTCTGCAAGTCGTACAAATCCGACCTATCATAAGTTATGGAAATGGTTGACGTATTTGTCGCGCCATAAGGAGCGCCAATTCTGTTTGATCCGTTGTACGTGCCGGCGCAGTCCAGATAAATGGAGTTCAGTTTGATGTTCGCAAAATCGGCCGGCGGCCGGCGATACATGCGTTCAAGAAAACGCTTTTGGACTCCGTTCACGTCGCGCCGAACAAGGACGTAAACAGCATCAACGTCATCCTCGGGAAGGCTTACAACGTCTTCAAAAAAACCGTCAGTGGTATGCCTGTGCCACGCCACAATTTCGTGCTCCTTGACGTAGGTCAACCCTAGCATAACCCCGTCATTCCGAATAACCCACGCCACTGAATGCGGGATTTGCTGGAAACTCCAGTTGTTAATCTGGTAGCCATCAAACAGGTGCGCTGCAAAAACAGTCAGGTCTCGACCTGTGTACCCGTCAACCTGAAGGTCGTACCGAAAGTCTCGTACAGAGTTCTTTCTGGCCTGCACGTACAGGATGTTGTTTGCGATGATAATCGGCTGAATCTCTGCTGCCCCTACATATCCCTGCTGCCTCAGATTAATTGCCTGTGGACGTATCGCGCCGTCTTGGTCTCCAGCGGCAATCCATTCCCCGGAACTTGTAAGGATAACCAAACTGCCAACCTCAACGACATGCCGAACCTCCGAAACCTCTCTGCCTTGAATCGTAAAGGTAATGCCATCGTCATCTTTGAATGGGCTGGAGCGAGTGAAGTTTTTGATGGATCCAGAGCGAGACATCCACACCTTCTCAATGGCAGCGTCGGTCGAAGCGTAGATTTGACGCTGCTGATAAAACCCCACGCATCCCGGATAGTTTCCAGCGCTAAACATGGGGATGTTGATTGCCGGCGTGTCCGAATAGTCAGGAGATATATTTGAGTCCTCAAACTCAGTTCCCTTGCTGACTCCAATGTACCCAAATGAGTTTTGTTTGGCGGTTGATTTGTAAATGTAATACTCGGCTGCCCCTGTGACTGAAGTCCAAGTAATCTTATTGTAACTCGTTCCGGTAGTGAGTTTTCCGTTCGCATTGCTTGACCCGTCGCTTGCGGCAATGCTTTCTTCATACGTTTCTGATGCAGCAGCGGTTACCAAGTAGCGAACATACTTTCCCTTACTGATTTCGTCGGATGATGCGGCGCCTCCCGCACCAACGCTTCCCGATGAAACTGCAACTCCGGTGACAGGACTAACAGCAGGATTTGTCTGCTGATCATCCAATGTGAAGGTGGTGAATCCGCCGACAAGACCTCTCTTAAGCACTTTTGGCGGATGACTCTTGTGGACAATGGTCAACTCGTTCCCTGACTGAACAAACTGCAGGCTAGAAAGTTGGCTCGAGGTGTATGTGGTATTCACAACCAAATTACCTCCGCCAGATTGGGCAAGCTGAAGTCCTTTGCGGAACACCTCGATTTTTAAATGACTGAACAGCAGGAGATACGTGTGCTCTGCATTATACACAAACTTCCACAGGCGCTGGTTGCTGTTGGTTGCTGTTACGAGGTTGTCGTTGGTTGTCTTCAGGTACTCAAACCCCGGCCGGTTGTAAACGCCGCCGTGCCGCATCACGATGAAGTTTTCGCACTCGGCAAGCCCAGATTGATACTTTGCCTGATCCGCTCGAGCGTACAGCGCTGGAGCTATCTCCCCGCCGGCAAATGATCGTTGGACAAATGACGTCGCCATGACTAACCAACGCTAAATCCGCTTGGGAAAATTGCCAAATCATTCGCTCCCCCAATCGTCGGAGTGAACCGAGAGTTTACAAACTCCGTATCGATATCGCGAATTGACTGTTCTTCGTTTGTGGCAATGCGCTTGGCCGCCTCCAAATCCATCACAAACCCCTGCATTGCCTGCTTCCTGAAGTTGTCTGCAGCGGACAGTGGCATGCATATCTCGGCGGCAATGTGCCACGAAAGCGCACTCGCAAACATGGGGTCGAAAAGCGACGGGTCTGTTTCCCTGTACGTGATTTCGGCAACTGCGTTTTCCACGTCGGTAAAAATCAACTTACCGTCAGAATCCCGGCCTATGGCATAGGGCGCGGCAACGGGTTCTCGACGTCCCATGGTCGTGACGATTCGACGGACAGCAAGCGCCGAGGTCGGATACCTGTACCTGTATGCCCAGTCGGTCTTCCAAGGGGTGGAGTCTTCGTCTGAGACCAACGCTAACTCAGAGTAGGCTTTTGCAAAAGGCCAATGGAAATCACGCAAAAACCGCTCGACGCTTTGGTCGTAAACGACTCGGCATGCGGCTGCCTCAACCGAGTTCTCTTCAATGCTGGTGATGAAGCTGCTGATCCCAATGCGGGATAACGCAGTGTTGCAGATGTTGACTTTGTTGATTGGCATAAAAAAAGACGGCTCCCTCGCCATTATGCGTGAAGGAGCCGTCAGTTGAAGGATCCCGAAGAATCTAATCCACGGGTATCCTTACATTTTTACTGCGTGACTCGCCGGCGACGTCGCGTAGGAGCAGTTTCAAGGCCGCCTTCATCGGGTTCATCCGATTCAGCTTCCTCTAACGGTTCTGGATCCAGCTTCTGCATCCACGTCTTAGAAAACCATTCCAGACTCGGAAGCGTAAACTCAGACCCCACCGGCTTCAGTTCGGAGTGAATGAAGCCGGGACGAATCGCCCTAACGCGAAATCCATTTTCAGCCATAATTAGCGAATCGCGACTGCGTCAGTGTAAATCTTCTGAGCCGTCACGCCACGCACCAGCGCTGCCTTAACGGTTGCAGCAGGACTTCCCGTGCCGCCGACCGTGTAGTTTAAGCGCAGGAACTTCTCGTAGTCGCCATAAGGCAGGCAAGCAATCAGCACTTGCCCACCGGCGGCTGGAAGCGGGATGGCAGCAGACGTGTACAGCGTAACCGGAGTGCTAAACCCCGAGGTATCGTCCGTCTGAAGCGCCACCGTCAACGTAGGGGATGTCCCTGCTACTCCGGTCACATTGACCTGCAGGTAAATGTCCTCGCCGACACCCAAGTCCCTTGCGGTATTGGAGCCAAAGGCAGTGTTACTGAACAACGGTTGAAGATCCAGAATGTCAGTGCTCGCGGTCGTTCCCGAAGCAAGCACCTGATTATCCGAAAACAGATTTTGACGATCAATAATAGCCATAGTGAGTATCCTCTCTTTCTAATTTTTGTTGACCTTACACAACTGCAGCTTCTGTCTCAAGGATTTGATCAACCGTTTCGATTGGAATCCCACGGAATTTGGTGATTGGCTTGCCATCGAAGTTGTCGATAGAAAGCTGATTCCCGGCTTTTGTGAGCGCCTGAATATCAAGCATTTCACGAACCGTGCGATTGCAGTAAAACACTGCCCGACCTGAGCCGAGAGCAGGAATGCGGTGAATCGCCTTGATCATCAACTTGGTCAAGTCAGCAGCGCTGGACTCTGCAACGAGGTTGCCCACGTTGATGTTTGCGATACGCACGGCATAGCGCCAATCACGCACTGCCAATCCGCACTTCCATTGCCAACGGTCAACGAACGCCTTCATGCGTCCCGTACCGATGCCAGTGCCAGTCTGGATGAGTTGCTCTCCGAGATCCTCATGCGTGAGTCCAGCCTTGGAACCTTTGGGATAAATCCCGTGGATGGTGTTCTCGCCCCACACAATCAACCAGACACTGGTGTTGTCGGACGAGCCACTTGGGTTAGGACCAGAAAGCACGTTTTGAGCAATGGTCCCGCTGAGCGAGTTGTAGCGAGGAGCAAACCCGGTGAATGCCTCTGGAGTCGTGTTCCCGTTGCCGTAGAACAGATACTGAGCCATCGACTGGTTCATTGCCTCGACGAACGCTCCTGCTTCCGACAAGCGGAATCCAGAGTCGTTTCCGTTGAGACGCACAAGATCGACGTCGCACTCCGAGATTGCCTCGAGCATTGCGCACTGTTCGTCAATTTGCGCCGTGGTTGATTTGCTCGGGGTTACGCCCTCGTTCAACCGGCGAGCAGTAATCGTCGGCAATCCGGTGCGGACAGTCGTGCGATGTCCGGTCGGAAGGTTGCCCTCTTTCCAGAGCATTCCATCAAGGATGGAGTTGTTCTGCTTGAGGAGTTCGACGATTGCTTGGATTTTCCCATCGGGGTCAATGCGCTTGGCAATGTCCGAAAGGGTTGCGACATTAGATGATAGAATAGCCATAGATTAACTTTCTTGCTGAGCCGACATGCTCGGATACATCAAGTCGGCGATTCTGCGAGAGTCTCGGGGTTGAGCCTGAGCTTGGACGAACCCGTCCTCCTTCATTGCCTTCCCAATGCGCGACAACAGGCGGATTAACTCCACGTTGTTGCCGTATCCTGACTCGCTAATTTCTTTTTTGAATTCAGGAGTCCCGAACCGATCGAGAACCGATCTAGCGCTTCCCAATGCTGATTCAAGATTCTGTCCACCAACTTCCTTGTCCGCTCGAGTTTGCTCTGCCCACTTGGTTTTTTGCTCCTCAACAATAGCCGCGATTCGTTTTTCTCCCTCGGCCCTCATTTGGACGTCGCGGTCTACGATCTTCTGCGCAGCCTCTTTTGATAAGCCAAGTTCCTTGGCAAGGGCTTTCGTAGAGCTTTCGTAGTAAGAAACGTCAACGCCCTCTTCCCGTGGGAAGTTGAAAACGTAATCTACTTCTTGTTGTTGGGCATTCGCGTTCCCAGCATTTGCATTCTGGCCGGCCTGAGCAGCAGACTGTTGAGTCTGTTGCGGTGCTGGCGCTGACTGCCCTTGCTGAGCCTGCGAATTCTGCTGCGTGGGATCTGCTGGTGTAGCCTCGAGACCCCCGGGTAATTCGGTTGGCATAAGTTAAAAGTAACGATTTCCCGCAAAAGTAAACAACTATTTCAACTGGCACTCCTGAGTCATCCTAACGTACTCTTCAGGAGCCACTTTCAGGAGGTCAGACAATAGCTTCAAGCCAATGTTTCGCTGCCCTTCGTTGAAGAAAGTTTCGCTATTCCCCGTGTATGAGAGTTTGTAAAGACCTGCACTCTCGAGTATTCTCCACACAAATCTTCTCCCTGAATGAGTCTCCATGACAGAAATCAAGTCCGCATTGTCTTGGTCACGTTTGCGTCGTGCCTTGCCTTCTACCTCTGCAATCTGCTGGGGGTCCGATGCGTTCATGCGTTGTTCAAAAAGAAAGATCGTTAGAGCAATGCCGGGGGTCTATTTGTAGAGGTACATCAGGATAAATCCATCCCCGCCCTTTCCTCCGCTGCCTCCTGCATACGAGGAATTTTGTGATGGGTCGTACATTGACCCACCTCCTCCACCACCGCACCCCAACCCTCCATTTGCTCCATTTCCAGCCCTATATGCGCCTCCAGCAAAAACAGCAGTCATAGAGTCTGCAGACGCTCCACCTGCGCCTCCCCAGAAGATATTGAACGTCGGATTTCCAGATACAACTGTTGCGTCAATAGTGCTGGATGACCCTGCTACGCCGGCGTAATTTACCGCACCGCCGTTGTAGTATAGCATGTAATTGCTATCCAATACATTTCCTCCATTAAACGTATTTGGAGACGTCGCGGCATCCACGCCTCCTCCTGACGCCCCTGCAGAAACGTATGTCGTTTGCGTGCTGTAAGTCACATGTGTCGGTGGAACGCCTGCCGCACCGTACATTCCTGCCCCTCCATATTGCACATTTTGCAACCATGGAGAAGCAAGTGTAAGTGTCCCTCCACTGGAGCTACTTGAAGAAGCGCCTTGCCCAAAATTTCCGCTCAAACCACCAGAATTGATGTAGTACCCACAATCTGCAATTACCGTGGTCGGGGTTCCTCCGTTTGGAACCGATGAAAATTGAAGCAGCGTTCCGGTTCCTGCCGATCCATGATTTGACTGTCCGGTCACTAAATCCGGGACACCACCAGCACCACCGGTTCCGATAATGTATGAAAGCGTTGCGTTATCAACGCACACTTTTTCTCTGTGACAGAAAATGCCGTGACCTCCACCTGCTCCGCCAGATATTGCTGAATATGAAATACTTGCCCCAGAACCACCGCCGCCACCGCCACTGCACGCATAAATGTCAGCGTAAACATATCCCGGAGGGATTGAATACGAACCGCTTCCGGGCGTTGACAGTAATACCTGAAGAATAGCGTAGGATCCTCCTGCGTTTGCTGGCTCCCATCGATTATCCGTGGCGTTCCATCCTAAAACTTGACCTCCTGACGGAGCAGCGGAGGAAACAGTCCTGCCTTGAATTTTTTGCACGGTAGCGCTTACAGAACCGCTACCGGACGCAGCCACGTCTCCAGTTAATTCCGTTATGCCGCTGCCACCACCACCCGCAGCTCCCCATGACACAACACTCCCGTTCGTTGTGAGCACCTTCCCGCTATTTCCAGTTTGACTCGGAACAAGAGCGTTGATGGCGTTTGCTGCATTGGTCTGCCCTGTGCCTCCGTTCGCAATGGCAACCGTCCCAGTGACGTTGGATGCCGTGCCTGTAAACGCAGTGGTTTGGGTTGTGTTGTCTCCGAACTTGATGCCGCTCGTGTCCACGGACAAGGCAACCGCTGCGTCTGGCGTAACACCAACGCCAACACGTCCGTTGTTTGCTACAACAAATGCGGTTGCGTCTGGGTTCGCCTCATCTTCCACTCGCAGGGCTTCGCCTGTGCCAAGCTGAGTGACACGCAAGGCTGGGAGAGTGTCGGTAGCATTGATAGCTTGCCTAGCACTAAACGTGTTTGGTTCTGCTGTAGCGGCAACAGAGTTTACGGTGATGCTGCTCCCCCTATACTGAAGCAGGTTGTTGCGAATCCAAACATCTCCAACTGCTGGAGAAGTTGGCTGAACGCCGCTAGAGCCCACATTCAATGGGGCGGACGTGGTTGTAGCCGCAGGGAGTGTGAGCTTCCCCGTCATCGTGTCCCCCGCCTTCAGCACCGTCGTGCCGCCCTCAGTCACCTTGCCTGTGGTCGCTCCAAAATCCGCTGCGATTGTTCCAGTGCTTGTGATTGTGCCGCCTGTTAGCCCTGTGCCTGCTGTGACGCTGGTGACTGTTCCACCTCCACCACCACCGCCTGTTGCATTGATTGTGATGGCTCCATCCCCGTTCGTAATGGTTACGTTCGTTCCTGCGGTCAATGTGGCTTTCGTGAGCCCACCAGCAGCGTTCCCGATAAGAAGCTGGCCGTTCGTGTAGGTGGTTTCCCCTGTGCCGCCGTTTGCCTCCTGCACGGTTCCAGTAAGTCCTGCGGTCGTTTGAATCGTGCCGTCTCCAAATTTAATCCCCGTAGTATCCACCGACAACGCAACTGATGCGTCTGGAGTCACCCCGATGCCAACGCGCCCATTGTTCGCCACAGCAAACCGAGTGCTATCCGGTGTTGTCTCGTCGTTGACAACCAAGCTGTTTCCAGAGCCGAGGTTTGTGATGACAACGGCATCGCTTGTCGCCGTAGCGGTGTTCGCGATTGATGCTGCCGTGCCTGTTCCACTGTTGTTTACCGTCAATGCAGTCCCCGCTCCAACGCCGATTGTCTGCGGTTGGTTAAAGGTGTTTGATAGGGATGTAGCTGCAACTGCACGGGAAGTTGGCCCTGTTGAGTCTCGATAGCTGAGAGCACCTTGGTTTGAAATCCATATATCGCCATCTGAAAGTGTAGTTGGCGAACTGCCCACAGTTCTTGATCCAACGCTCAGTTTTGCAATCGTATTGTCAGCAGCAGCAGTGAGTTTGCCAGTCATCGTGCCGCCAGAAGTCTGCAATGCTCCCGTGATGCGCGAGTCGTTCCCTGCGGCAACGGTTCCTGCGGTCGTTCCCGTGTTCTTGGTTGCGGCGTCACCTAGCTCCAGGCTCGTTCTGGCAGCAGCGTTGCTCGTTGAGCGGAGCAGCGTGTCGATGTTGTTTGTAACGTTGTAGTTGGGCATGGTTACGGCTGGATGTAAAGGGATTCCCCGTCTGGTTGAAAGTAGTTAAAACCGTCTGGCTGTAGGTATGTAAATCCGCTAGGAGGAGGGGCTGCGGAAGCGACTTTCTTGAAGCGGAAAGTCAGACTGTCTCCAGCGACCTGCACTCTTGCAAAGGTCTTGTTCTGCGTCAATGCGGGATTTACGTTCCGCTTGCGGATGAACTTTGTAATCTTAGCCATTAGTAGAACACAGTTGCGAATGTCGTGCCAGAAAATGTCTGATTAACCCCGCCTCCGTTATATATGGAAGCGCGAACTGTGTTTGCTGCGCTAACATGCGCGGAGAACACAAGCCCTCCAGGCAACACGGAGCTAAATGACAATAAAGCAGGCATGCCTACAGTTGCTCCTGCAACTGTAATGTTAAACGCTGTTGGCCCTGTTCCTGCATTTGCAGTCCATGGAGTATTCGTAAATCCCTGATATGCTCTAACTGCGCCAATTGCAGATGCAGATATTGCCGTTTGCGAGGCTGCGGTAATCCTCCCCTTTGTGTCTACCGTGAATTGCCCCACTTGGCTGGATGAGCCGTATGTCCCTGCTGTAACCGCCGTGTTTGCCAGCGTTGTTGCCGTTGATCCGGCTGTGGTTGTCACATCCCCTGTGAGAGCTGGGATATTCGATGCTGCTAGAACCCCTGTTACATCTGCTGCCGGAACCGTTGCGGATGTCGTGACTGCCGATGCGCCATTCCCCTTGAGATAGCCGGATGCCAGTGTGGTTGCTCCTGTGCCGCCATTGGCTACAGCCACTACACCCGTGACGTTGCTTGCCGTGCCAGTCGTGTTCTGATTGAGCGTCGGGACATCCGATGCTTGGATTGCAGACATCGTGACATTCGTGCCGTTGCCTCGCAGGTATTGACCAGAAGCTGTTGATGCAGCTATGGCGTTTAGCGCACCTTGTTGCGTGCTAGCTCCTGTTCCTCCGCGACTTACAGGCAGTGTTCCAGTAGAGATGTCTGATGCGTTGATTGGGATTGCTTGCGCGGATGTCACGCGGCCCTTTATGTCAACGGTAACTTGCGGCACAGATGAGCTTGAGCCGAATGTTCCTGTATTTGTTCCTATTGAAGGAACCAGTACGCCGTATGTTGTCTTTTTTGTTACAGCCGGACTGCCTTGGTTTACTATGAATACATCCGAATCTGAAACTGATTCTGTAGATGGCAGATTGGAAATTTTTACGTCCGGCATAACTAGTAGGTGTATTGCATGTTCATCCGCTGCACTTGTCCCTCTTGGCGCAGCACCTTGTCAATAGCGTCCTGCATCCCCTTCTCTGCCATTTGCTCCGCAGCCATAGCTGCTTCAAACTGTCCTTCTGATTTCAGCCAGTCGGAGTGCATGGCGTTAATAAGGAAGTCTTTGAACAAGTCAGGGATAGGGATGAGCTTGTAGTTTTGCGGAGCTGTGTATGGAGACTGTCCGCTAGCTGCCGTTGTGATTGGGGAATAGAAGTCCCCTTTCATCTGACGGTCGTTCGGTGGAACTAAATGGTTAGCGGATGGTTCGTGAAAGCGGAAGTAGAAGAACTGTGCTCCGGCGAGATAGTTCGTTGAGGAGTTATACACGTCTCCCCATACAACTGGATTCTCGATGGAGTACTCGATGCACACGCTATCCGTGTTCTGCGTGATGAGGAACTTCTGTTCGGAAGCTGCGACATAGCCGGATGCCACGCCGCTATCTTCTAGGATAAATGCCACCTCTTGCGTGCGGGTCGTTGTGCGTGGATCGCGTGAGTATACGCCTTGAACCGTGTCCGCGTCCTCTGGCAGCTTGATACGGTTAATTGGCAGGATTTGCGCTCCGTCAGTTCCGTTCTTGGTGTGTAAGCAAGAGCCGATGTAGTTGTTGTACGGATACCGCTGAAACTGGCTTGCCGTGATAACGACCGTCTCCGTTGCCGTGGATGCCGAGTTGATAAGCTCGTCAGCTTGCGCCACAATCTGGATGCACGTCATCCCGTTGGATGTCACCGTTGTTGGCCCTGCTGAGATGGTGCAGGCTTGGCTTACATCCGCATCATTTGGCGTGAGCGTGAGCACTCCCTTTGGAATCTGCACAGAAACAGACCCGCCAACGCTGTAGCTTGTGAACGTGGTGTCCTCGTAGTACGGACTGCTCTCGTCGCTAGAGAAGCGCAGGGTCAGTGTGCCTGTAGCTGGAGCATAGTCCAGCGAGTACATCTGGAGTCCTGGGTATCTTGTGATATACTGGACGAAGTCTGGCCAGCGTTCTCTGTTCCACGCTTCTGCAATCCGCTTGCTAAAAAAGTCCCGAAAGGTTGCGAACGTCT